TGATTATAGTATAATATCAGTATTATTGATTATAGAGTTTCCATTTGTATTAATTGTATACTTTGTTCTAAGTATTATATATTGTTTATACACAATATTAGAATTTATATTTAGACCATTTAAAAATTTATTTGAAAAATTATTTGGTTAATTATTTACATATTTTAAATATTATGCTATAATTTAAAATAGAGGGTAGTTTAAAAGTTGAAATATAACTATAAAAACGAGGAGCCATTTAAGCTCTAAACATACTTAAACTATATGTACAATGGTGTATGTTGGCATATTTAGATGTCCTAGGTTAAATATGCTTGATGTAGGTGTAATTCCTACCCTGATACTTATATGTGGTGGTTAGTTTAATTTGGTAGAATACTGGGAATACTGAGTACCAGAGGTGGAGTTCAAATCTCAAATACCACTATTACAGGCGTGAGAGTAAGGCGACCTGTGATTAAAACATTCTTACCTGAATTCATCTAAAATAAATTAGGTTGTTTAAATTTCCAGAGCAACCTATCAAAAACTTTGTAGATATGCACAACTGTGACTGGAAACGAGAAGATGTTGTGTGAAGGCAATGACCACTCTACTGTGTCCTAAAGTTTGGTGTTTTTAAGGGCACTTTTATTATATGTGGGAGTACCCAAGTTGGTTTAAGGGGGCAGTCTACTAAACTGTTAGTTCGAGTAATCGAAGCGTGAGTTCAAATCTCACCTTCCACGCCAAAAACTATTTTAAGATATAAAGTAGGAGGAAATTAAAATGGAAAACCCAATAAAGATGGGAAAACTATCTAATTATAAAAATATGTCTTGTATAATCTGTGGAAAAGAAAGCTCTAATTTTATAAGTTATAGTGGTTGGATAAATCATTGGTTATGTGAAGATTGTAAAAATAAAATGAAATTTAAACCAAAAGATATAGTATGGTTTTTAAAATTTAATAAAGATTTAGAAAAATTAGAGATTATCTGTGGTTCAGTTAAATATTATAGTAATAGACGTATAAAAACATATGCTATTGAATATCATATATCAGATGGACCATTTAAAAGATGTGATGTATATGAAGATTATATATTTGCAACTAAAGATGAGTGTATAGCTTATGGTAATGAAATAGGAGAAGTTGCAAGTGATTTACAAATACAAGATTTAAACCTAATGAAAAAACAAGCTAAAGTATATAAGCAGATAAGTGACTTTTTAAAATCATCAGAAGCAATTCAATTTAATATAACAGGTTTAGATGCTAAAGTAGATGATGGATATGTTAATGTTGAATGGAAATTCGGTAGTCGTAAAGATAAAGATATAAAAGAATAGGAGGTATGTAATGAATAAGTGTATAATTTGTGGAAAACAATTTACACCTAATAAGGAATACCCAGAGAGATTAACTTGTAGTAAAGAATGTTGGAATGAACTTAAAAGACAAACAGTATCAGATAATTTTTTAAAAACTTCTTTTAAAAAAGGTAATGTTCCATATAATAAAGGTATACCTCAGAGTGAGTGGATTTCTGAAGAGGGTAGAAAAAATTGTAGTAAGACACATATTCAATACCAAGATTGTAAATCACCATTATCTGAAATTGAGGGTAGATATTTACCTCACAACACAAACCAAAAAGGTACCGTAACATTAAGAAAACATACACATACAAAAGGTAAGGCTAAGGGTAAAGTTGAATATGAATATTTTATAAATATAGATTGGCACGGTAACAGAAAACCAAATAATTTGTATAGAAGATATATTTGGGAATATTATCACCAACAAGATATACCAAAAGGTATGGTAGTATATGCTATTGATGGTAACCCTGCTAATGTATCTATAGATAATTTAAAGCTAATTACACGAGCAGATTTAGCAAGAATAAATAAATGTGGGAGGTAATAATGACTAGTTACGATAATTACTATGCAGTACAATGGTATGAAAAATATAGAGAAAAACATAAACCTAAAAAATATTTACTTTGGGTAGATGATTTAAGAGGTGTGCCAAACAGTTATATCGGTGAATATGAAATAATAATAGCTAGAGATTACGATGAAGCAGTATCACATTTACATAGATTTAGATTTGATGTAATATGTTTGGACCACGATTTAGGTGATGGTCCCACTGGATATGATTTATGTAAATATATAGTGGCTAAACATATATATTGTCCTGAGTATAGAATACATACATCAAATCCGGTTGGTCGTAAAAATATGACTGAATTATTAGAACATTATACAGATGCAATTATTAGACAGTGTTAAGTTAAGGTAAAATATTATTAATACGGTTATAATACATAGGAGGTAGTTAAATGAAGAATAATGTATTAATAATAGGATATGGAATAGTTGGTAGAAATTTAGCATCTGAACTAAGTGATTTACAACCAGATATAGTGGATAAATATAAGGAAGGTGTAACTACTATGCAACATATAACTTATGATTTAGGTTTTATATGTGTAGATACACCTTTAATTGATGGTAAATTAGATATTACAGAGGTTAAAAATGCAATAAATGAATATGATTGCAAAATATACTGTATAAAATCTACTTGCCCAGTAGGTACAGTTAGAGAGTTATCATATCAAACTGGAAAGCATATAGTATTTAGTCCTGAGTATTATGGTAACACAAAACATTGTAATAATTATAAATTTGACTTTACAATACTTGGGGGTAATGATGTAGTATGCAATAAAGTGATACAAATATTATTACCTTGTTACGATGGGAGACATACATTTAGAATAGTTAAACCTGAATTAGCAGAGTTAGCTAAATTTATGGAAAATTCATTTTTAGCAACAAAAGTAAGCTTCTGTCAATCATTCTATAATGTGTGTAAAGATTTAAATTTAAATTATAGTGAGCTGAGGGAATTATTTATACTAGACCCAAGGGTTAATCCATCACATACATTTGTATTTGAAAAAACACCATACTGGGATAGTCACTGTTTAAATAAAGATGTACCGGCAATAGCTAATCAATATGATATGCAACTATTAAAAGCTGTTATAGATTTTAACGATAATCAGAAAGGGGTAAAATAAATGTTTAGAGTATTAATTAATAAATTTAAAGATTACAGATTTAAAAAACGTATGGCAAAACAAAGATATAAAAGAGGATTTGCTGACGAGGATTGTTGGAGTTTAGATAGTTGGTTATGTACTACATTTCCTATGATGATATTAGCTTTAAGAGATATGAAAAATGGTGCACCTGATGAAGAATTTCCTGAATATGATAATTTACCAAAAGATTGGAAAAGAGCTGAATATAAAAAATATAAAGCTAAACAAGAAAAATTAGGATATGACTGTGACCCACACGATATATTTACAAAATGGTATATAATTTTAACTCGTATAGCATATTGTTTACAACAAGCTGATAAATTTTTAGAAGTTGAAAATATTTATGCAGACGAATATTTTGGTCAGTTGTGGGGAAATTATGATGAAAGTAAATCAGCTAAGAATTGGTTTACACATCATACTAAAAAAGTTGATGAGGGTTATCAATTAATATCTAATGAGGTTGATGAGGATTTAAAAAATAAATATTATAAAGAAGAAGAACGTATATGGTTATACAAGAATAAAATGAAAGAAGAAGCTATGCAATTATTAGATAAATATTTTTATAATTTATGGGATTAAATATGTAAATTAAGAGTATCAAATTATGATACTCTTTTATTTTTGTAAATTTTTAAAGTAATGTTTAGTAAAATATTAATGAGTAAAATAATATTTTTTAAGGAGGTCTACTGTAATGGGAAGAAAAAGAAAAATTGAAGAAGTAGAAGATATAAAAAATGAGGATGTTGAAACAGTTGATACACCTGTTGTTGAACAAGTTATAGAGCCAGCTGTAGAAGCAGAAAATATTGAAGAAACAGTTGAAGAAAAGGTTGAAGAACCTGTAATTGAAGAAAAGGTTGAAAAAGTTAAAGAACCTAAAAAAGAAGTAGCTAAACCAAAATTTGAAGGTTTAGATAGTTTTTTAATGTAAAATATTATCAAGAGTAATTTAACTCTTTGAGGTAGAAGATATTTTAATACATAGCCTCTTGAACTCTGCTGATGATTAATATCATCTATTCAGATATAGGAGGGTCCAAATATTGGGTTCAAAACCAATATAAATAATATTTATTTAAAGGAGGAATGTACTTATGGAGAAAGATTTATCTAGAATACCTATGACATTAACTCTAGCAAATACAAGTACTGAAGAAGCTACTTCTTTCAGATATTTCAGAGTTAATTTCACAGAAGTATTACAACCAGAAGATACAGTTACATTAGTAGCTCAATCAAGTGAAGAAGCTGCTTACTATTTAGCTTTAAATGATGAAGATAAACATTTATCAGTAGAAGTAGCTGATTAATTTAAAGTGATTAAAATATAACTTTAATGTGAATTTTTGTGGGTAGTATTGATTTATTAAGTCTGATAATCTACCTCTCAGATACTAATATTTAGTATTACCCACAATATATTTATGGAGGTAAAATTATTATGAATAAAGAATTAATAGATAGAACATTTACATTAGAAAATAAAACAGATAAAATACAAACAATTAGATTATTTAAAGTTAACTTTCCTATTAAGTTAGCTCCAGCAGATAGTATTATTTTAGCAATAAATTCTTCAGAGGAGATGGCATATTATACTAAAATACAAGAAGGGTTAGAAGATGCTAGTGGAACTATTGTTAATATGACATCAAAAGATTATATTGAAGCAACATTAAAACATTTTAATGTACCTTATGTGACAGTTGAAGATGAAGGAAGAGGTTCTGGAGAAGAAAGAACTATAGGATTTGATATAGGAAATGAGGAAATACCTGAAGATACATATCGAGTATATTATCATTTAATTGAATTTGCTGAAGAAAGACGTATGGAGGCTAGAGCATATATTAATGATGCTAGGGTAGTTGTTGAATTTTCTGCTAGTGATGGAACATATAAAGCTAAATTTGAAAATAATATTATTACTAATAGTGAATATCAAGAAAATACAAATTAATTTAAATCGGAGGTGTTAATTAATGGCTGACTATATGCATAAAGATGAACTTGAAGCTCAATTTAATGATAAGGATTTAGTTAAACCACGTAATTACCCACGTATGGGTAAAAAAATGAAAAAAATCGTTAAGTATATAGAAAGTCAATTAGGTGCACAAGTTTTAGAGTTAGAGCTTAGACCAGAAGATATAAAATTACTTGTTGAACAAGCTTTTGAAGAGATTGTACATTATATGACAGATACATATACTGTAACGGTACCCTATGCACAATGTATAGATTTATCTAAATATAATATAGATAGTGTGGAAAGTGTATTAAGAGGTCAAGATAGTTTATTAACCGGAATACCATTCCAGATGCCTGCGTTAGACCTAATGAATGTAACTGGTATGTATAATTTAGATAACTATGTACAAGCACTTCAAATTAAACGTAATTTAAATATATTGGCAACAGATATGGAATTCTATTGGGATAAACCAAATAGAAAATTATATGTGTATGCTAATCCAAATATTCCTAGTTATGTTACTATTAATTTTAAACCTGAATATTATTCAGTTGAAGATATTAGAGAACAACATTGGGAAACACAACTCAGAAAATTAGCATTGGGTATGACTAAAGTTGTATTAGGAAGAATTAGAAGTAAATATACATCTAATTCAGCAAAATATCAACTTGATGGACAAACATTACTAGCTGAAGGTAATGCAGAAATACAACAAGTTAGAGAGTTTTTAGATAACAATAAAGATATATTTACAGTATTAAATTAATTTATAAGAAAGGAGATAATTTAAATGTTTGATAGAACAGATAAATTAGTAGAAGCTACAATGTTAGCCCTACAAGGTAAGCTAGAATTAAAAGAAAATAAAAAATCTAACAGAAGAGCTAAAGCTAAAAAAGCTGAAAGTATAGATGTCAATGTAGACGAGACAACAGCTGTATCTGTAGATAATGGTACTACTGTAGTTGAAACAGAGGATGCTACAATAATGATTACAGAACCTGAAAAACAACCTGAGGAAAGTATTGAAGCACCAGCAGATTTACCTATTGAAACACCTGAAACAGTTGAAGTACCTACAGATGATACTATAATGCCTGAAGAAATTTTAGATGAGCCAGTTGATACAGAGCTACCAGAAGAAACAGAACCAACTATAGATGATATAGTTAATGATGATGTACCAATGGATACGGTAGATGATGAAGAAAAAGATGAAAGCAAAAAAGTAGAAGGTAAAGAGGGAAACTGGAGAGATGAATTTAAAGATGGAAAATCTATGAGTGAAACTAATTTAGATGATTATTCTGAAAATGATATTATTCAAATGGAAGGTGGACCTGCTAGAATATTTAATATAAATTATGAAGATGGTACTTGTTCAATAGAATATTGGGACGGACATATAGATAATGATTATCCGGGATATGCATTAGGTGCTATAATTAAAAAGTCAGTAAAAACAGAAAGTGTAGAAATAGAAGTATCTGATGATGGTAAAGAAATTGAAGTAACAACAGATGACCACGAAGAAGTCGAAGTTAAAGATGAAACATCAGATGAAACTGATGATGAAGAAGAAATCTCTGTACCAGAAGATGGTAATGAAAACATTGATGGTGAAGAAATCATTGATGATGAAGTAGATGAGTGTAAGAAAATTACAGAAGATTTAACAACATATAATGGAGTATATGGGTATTACGTAGATTTAGCTAGGGAAGTTGCTCAAAATGTAGATAATTTAAATAATGGTACTAAATATACAGATGCAATTAAAGATGATAAAAACCTAGAACTAGTTATTGATAGTATTTTGGATGATGATGAATTATGGAATACTTTACAAGAAACTATTATATATTATATAGATGAACTTATTGCTGGAAATTTGAATGAAAGTAAAAAAATAGAAAAAGTAAATAAAAATAATGCTGAAATCAATAATGCAATAGCTAATCCACAGCTTAAAGCTAATAGAGAAAAAATAAGAAAAGCTGGATATGAGACAGATAAAAAAAGTGTAACAAACCCAAGAAATGGTAGAACTTTTCAAACTAAATATACCCCAAATAAAGATAAAATAGATTGGAAAAATAGATTAGAAAAAGATAAAACAGATTTTGAAGCTATTGTAGGACCTGAAAGTGATAAAATACCAAATTCAAGAAAAATCAATCAAAAAAGTACTACAGCTACCTATTCAAAAGCAGATGCTGATGCTTATGGTGTAAAATATGGTCCAAAAGATGAGTGTGATAGAGTTGTAGAAGATACAGATTATGCTTTAGAGCCAAGATATGCAAGTGCTAAATCTTTTTATGGTAAAGCGAGAGTAAGACAGAAAGATAATGGGGATGAAGAATTATATTCATATGGTACACACGTTGGTGGTATGAGAAATGGAAAACCATATTCTAAAGGTAAGTTCTCAAGTACAACATCAAGACATCAAGCAGAGTATTTTAAACAAAAGGGTGTTGACCCTAAAAAAGTTGATGTAGAAGAAGGAAAAGATTGTAAAGAGTGTGATAAAAAATTAGAAGCTTTTAAAATTAAATCTAGGGCACAAAGAAGAGCTAAACTTGAGGCAAGAAGAGCTAAAAAGACTGAAAATATAAATGATGACCTTGGAATAGAAGAAGGTGTTCCAAAAAAAGAAGAAATAGTACCAAATGCACAAAAAACTACAGTTAAAAATGGTAAGGTTAGTTCAAAATCATTTACAGAAGCATTAACTAAATTCTTTAAAGAAAATTATAAAACAATTAAAGAAGTTAATGTATCTAAAATATCACAAAATAAATCAGGCGACCTTAAAATAGAAGCTGTAATTAAAAATCTAGGTAATAAGACTAAAGATATTTGCTTAGAAATGGCAAAAGTGCAAAGTGGAAAATCTTTTAATAAATATACATTAAAAGAAGCCAAAGGACTTATTAAAGAAAGTAAAAATGATAATAAAAAAATTACAATGATGACATTTAATAATAAAAATATTATGGAGTGTAGATATTTATTAAAAAAATAAATATATAAGAAAGGAGATAGTTAAAAATGGCATTTATCAATATTACAACAAATAACCTATCAAGAGGGTTAGTTAACTCACCAACATTTGAAGACAACTGGGTATATATACCTCGGAACAACTATCAAAGGTGATTGGTCAAGACCTATACCTTTACGTTCTTTAGAAGAATTCAAGCAACAATTCGGTTCACATAGTCCCGAAGGTTCTATTACATATGAATATGTTGGTGGAATTCTTAGTGCTGGATTGCCAGTATTATTCCAAAGAATAGCTTGTGAAAATCAAGCAAGTGTATCTTGGTCACATAATATACCAGATATATCATCTACTGCTAAAAGAGCAAATTGTGCTACTTGTGCAATAACACATAAACCATCTGAAACTGCTGCATCTATTATAGATTGTGTAATAACAGAAAAATGGGGTGGTACATACGGTAATGGTATGAGTATCAGTATTCAAGAAAAAAATAATACAATAATCATAACAGTTAAATATGGTGCAACTATATTAGAAAGGGCTGATTTAATAACATTTAATGGTGAGGAAAGTGCCTATGATAAAAAATTAGCTGTAATAGAAGCAATTAATTCTATTGAATTAGAGACTATAAATATGAATGCACCTGTTGATATCGATGAGAAAACTGGTAAATATGCTGAGGAAGCCGTTAATGCATTTGAAATACCACTAACTGGAAAAATAACTATTGACACAAGTACAAACACAAGTACAAACACAAGTACAAGTACAAACACAAGTACAAGTACAGATACAGGTACAAGTACAAACACAGGTACAAGTACAAACACAGGTACAAGTACAAGTACAAACACAAGCACAGCTGTATCTGATACTATATCTGGTACAGAAGTTGAAACTACTGTTAAGATGCAAGATAAATATGTGCCTTTAACTGGAGGAACTGACTTTAATGAAGCCTTAGTTCCAGCAGAAATACCTAAATTAATGTATCCAGAAGCAAATGGGGTTAAACCATTAATAATGGATAAAATTTTATATTCACCTAAATTTATAACATCTGGTGGATATACAGATAATTTACCTACATCGACAAAAATAGGAGATGCAATGGAAAATTTGGCAGAGGCTAGACAAGACTGTAGAGCTTTAATAGATTTACCATTAGGAACTAAATTAGCTAAACAACAAGAATATGCTGGTAAATATCAATATAAACAATTAGCAAGTAACAGTATTATAACAAGTGCTAGTATATGTGCTCCTTGGTTATATATGCAAGTTGGTTCAACATATATGTGGACACCACCTTCATTTGCATTCTTATCATTAATTGGTGGAAGTGTAAGTACTGGTGGAAAGACATATACACCAAAAGCAGGATTAGCAACAGGAAGAGTTGTTGGAGTAATTAAACCTGAATTTGATATTGGTGCAGATATTGCAGAAGCTTGGCAAAAAGATGGAAATACAAATATTAATCCTATAATGAGGTTACAAAGTGGTAATTATGTAATAGCTGGAAATAGTACATTATTAACAATTGATGAAGGTGAAATAAATGCGTTTAATGAAAGTAGTGCAGATTTAGCTATAATTGAAATAAGAAGATTTGTATATAATCTTGCCACAGAATTACAATATCAATATAATTCAAGTACAGCATTTGAAACATTCTCTATGAAAACATCTAAAATGTTAAATACTATGATAACAGATGGAGCTGTCACAGACTATGCAATAGTAAATATTAGTACAAATGATGACCCAAGAACATTAAAAATAAAGTTAAATGTTTGGGTAACTCCAACAATCAAAGCTATAGAAATTTACTTAAATGTTGCATATGGAAATGTAACAATGGAAACAGGGGGTGAAGCTTAATTATGGCATTAGAAAGAGGAACAATATCTGAAAATTTAGATATTAATAATGAAATTGTTAAAAACTACTTAGGTACATCATATATATTAAGTAATAAGGCAGATTTCGAACCACGGAAGAACATCAGACTTTATATTTAAAGTTAAATTTACAAGAGACTTATATGATATGAAAGGTAATTTTGTAGCATATGCTGATGAAGCAACAGAAGCTTTAGCTTTATCACTAAGAGATTATACAGGACCTCAAATGACTGTAGATACATTATCAATTAGAACAGGTAATGGTATAGTTAATTATGCAGGAGTACCAAATATAGGTAATTCACCAATAAGCTTTACAGACTATATAGGACAAAAAACAGAATTTATACTTTTAGCTTGGTATGCTATGGCTCATAACATATTGAATGATAAAATTGGTTTTAAAGAATACTATGCACAAGATGGTCTATTATATAAATGGGCTCCTAATGGAACAAGAGAAATCTCTTGGTGGTTATTAGGATGTTGGATTAATGAATACAATCAAGGACAATTCAGTAGACAAAATCCTGATTTAAGACAATTTAGTACAACTATTCTTTATGATAAGCCAGTTCCATATGGAACACCTGAATATTCAAAATGGAATGTACCAGCTGAGCAACTTGCAAATCAAGATGGAGATGCATATACAAAATATGGTAATAAAAATTATCTTGGTACACAATCAGTTAATATTAAGGAAAAACAAAATTATACTTTTGAAGGATAATAAAAGAGAGGATATAACCTCTCTTTTTAATTTATGTAAAATATTATTGAGTAGAAAGATATTTTACGGAGGTAGATAGAATTGGATATTGCTAATAACAATGATAATATACAATTACTAGAAAGATTAAGTGATGATGAAAAAGCTGTCGTTAGACAGATACTTCTTGATGTTTCCGAAAATGGTAAATCTGAAGAATTAACAAATCTTTACTATGAAGATTATGAAGAGATACCCGTTGACTTGGAAACTTTTTTGTGTGAAGAACAGTATCTTGGAAAGTATACTAATTATGGCAAAGATATATATGATACTTGGAAAAAAGAATTAAAATATGTGCACAATCCTATAAACTTTGTAGACCAATGGGCTATAACTGGAAGTACTGGAACTCGGAAAATCAACTGTTGCGACATACTCATTATGTTATGAATTGTATAAACTTATGTGTCTTAAAAATCCAAATAGATTTTATTTAAGTGCTAATGAAACAATATGGTTTTTATTTTTTAATGTTACATTAAAAATGGCTGAAAAGACTATGTGGGGTAAAGTACAAAAAGCATTACAAATGTCACCTTGGTTTATGGAAAGAGGCACTGTAACAGGTAGAACTAACTTGGTATACCAACCAAATAAAGATATTAAACTAGGTATAGGTTCTACAGAAGAACACGCATTATCTATAGCTGTTATGTATGCAGCAATGGATGAGATGTCTTTTGGAGAAAATGATAATGTAGAATATCTACAAACAGGTATGATGGCAATTTATAATCAGTTATATTTACGTTTATCATCTCGTTTTATGCGTGGTGGTCGTATACAGGGTAGAATGTATTTAGTGTCATCAGCTAAATCAACTAATGCTGTTCTTGAAAGTTTTATTAGGGATAATGAAGGACAACCTCGGAATGCACGTATCAAGATATAAACAATGGGAAGTATTACCTGCTAGTAAATTTAGTGGTCAATGGTTTAAATTTGCTGTTGGTAATGAATTATTAGAAAGTTTTATTATAGGTACAAAATATACTGATGAAGACTTAATGGAATATGAGAAACAAGGTTATCAAATAATAGACATACCCCTAGAAATGTTACATAGGTTTGAGATGGATATGAATAGAACATTAATAGATACCTGTGGTATTGCAGTACAATCAAGTTATAAATATATACCATATAAACTGGTACAACCTTGTGTCGGCTTGGGTTCAAATCCATTTCAGAAAGAGATATTAAAAATAGGTTTAAAAGACCAATACCAAATCAAAGACTTTTTTATACCAGAACTAGTACCAGAAATAATATATACCAAAAAAATTTATATACACTGCGACTTATCAAAATCAGGTGATATGACAGGAATAAGTGCTGTTGCAGTTTTAGGGTATAAAAATCAAGAAAGGTTTGATGACACAGGAGAAAGCAATACATTAAAAGAAATAGTATTTAGACACGTATTTAGTGTTGGGTTACAATGTCCACCTAATGATGAATTAAGTATGATAAAAGTTAAGGATTTTTTACATTATCTTAAATTTGAATTGGGTTGGAATATTGTGGGAGTAAGTTGTGATGGATATCAATCTTTAATGTTATTACAAAGTTTAAAAATAGATGGATTTGATGCTAAAGAAATATCTATGGATATAGTTAGTACTAAAACGAAAGAATGTGTTGGATATACTATATTTAGAAATACATTAGTAGAGCAACGTATAAAATTACTAAATTTATATGAACTTACAAGAGAAATAACAAACTTAGAAAAGAATGAAGCTACAGGAAAAGTAGACCACCCAAAACAAGTAACTAAAGTATTAGAAGATGGTACAAAAGTTAAGTCTGTTGGTAAAGATATTAGTGATAGCTTAGGTGGAGCTATATATAATGCTACGGTATCAGTTGATTTAAATGAATTAGATTATTTAGATGGTGTTACAATTACTGATAATAATGTATTACTGAATAATAGTAGTAACTTGGCAGACCAGTTTTTTGGAATTTCTACAAATCCAGTTGATGGTTCTATAAGAATGTTACCACAAAATAGTAATGATATAGATGAGCAACTTAATGTAGATATACAAAAAGAAATAAAACGTACTCAAGGAATATTACAACAAGTAAAATCAACAAACCCTAAAACTAGGTTGTCTGACCAGCAAATATTGGATTTATATGATGAAATGAATACAGATGGATTTGTAATATTTTAAACAAATGTAAAATATTAATGTAGATAAAAATATTATTTATAATGGAGGTAGAAAATTATGGATGAGAACAAAGAAATCTTACCAGATGTTAAAAACATTAAATCACAAGAAAGTTATACATTACCAAGTAAAGGATTGGTATATGCACCTGAGTATCATATACCAGCTGCTATTACTTTAAGGCGTATGACAACTAAGGAAGAAAAAATGAGGCTTAGAAATGAAGGGGAAGAAAAAATAAGAAGAGACTTATTACAAGCTTGTATTTTAGAAAATATTGATGCGAATGTTTTAAAACTAGAAGATGCAAATTTTCTATTATTTAGATTAAGAGCACTAAGTTTACTTGATGATACATATAAGGTTAGAGTTGTATGCCCAAATTGTGGGACACAGTTTGTACATCAATTAAATCTTAGTGAAGTTCCAATTAAATATATGGAAGAAAAAAAATTAAAAGATTTAAAAGTAGAATTACCTATATCAAAAGCAAAAATAGACTTTAAATTACCATCTATTGGAGATATTATAATAATGGGAGATAAAATAAGAGATTATTTAGATAGATTTCCAAATGCTGATAGAGGAGAACTATTATATACATTATCATCTATGTTATATATAGATAAAGTTGATGGTCAAACTATGATGAGTGAAGTATTAGAAGATTATATAAATAATATGGATATTATAGATGCCAGAGCTGTTAAAGATATAATAAATAATTTAGATGGTCTATATGGATTTGATGAAAATATTCAATGTGAATGTCCAAATTGTAAACAAGAAGTTACACACGGACTTCCTATAACAAGTGAATTATTTAATCCCAGTAAGTAACCTCTATATTAATGCTGAGAATAAAGAAAAAATACGACAATTTAATAAAGAGGATTTTGAAAATATATTAACACAGCAAATAATAATTAGTCAGCTATCTAATGGAATTACTTACCAAGATACTGAAAATATGGATGAATATGAAAGAGTTTTTATAATTAAAAAATTAATAGCTATGAAAAAAGATGAAATTGAAGCTCGTAAAGAAGCTATGAAAAATATGGGGAAATAATAAAGAAGAGTATTAGTTACTCTTCTTTTAATTTATGTTCATATTTATATTTTGTAAGTTGTTTGTCAATTATATTAGCTTTATTATGTTGTTCATTCATTAATACTGATGTAATTATTATACCTATAATAGCTATAGGTAAGGATGCTATACCTATTACTTTCACTATATCAGGCACTGATGTAAAATTTAGAGGTATTCCGAATGTAATAGCACAAACTAACAAATATATAAATAATGTTTTAATTACATCTAGATTTGCGTAATGTTTTATACATTTTTTGCCCTCATCAGCTATTTCCATAAACTCGAAATATTCAGGTGAACCGGCTTCAAAATAGCCTAATGGTGATAAAGCACCTAATTGGAATTTTGTTATTGGGTCAGAATAATCTAACTCAGATTTTGTTGGGTTAACGCTCTTAGCAATCTGTTCTAATGATTGTGCCTGTTCATATAATAAAACATCTCTTTCATAATTGAATAATCTTTCATTTTCATTCATTTTATCGTATTTTATATCAAATAAACTTGGTTTCATTAACATAATAATCATCTCCTTTAATATAATAAACATTTCCCTCTAATTATATTATACCACAACTTTTGGTTTTTGTCAACCAATTTTATACATCTTTATTAATATTAAATATATGTAAATGATTGCTTAATATTGCTAAATTTCTACATTTGTAAAATATTATTAAGAAATATAGATTGTGGAGATGTAATATGGCTAATAAAAGTAATTTTTTTAGTGATGATAATTTAAAAATGTTGGAAAAGTTTGTATCACTAATGGACAAAATGCAAAAAGAGTTAAAAGAAGCAGGAGTTAATCAAGATACGCTTAATAAGAAAACTAAAAATCAAGCTGATATGCTTGATTATATTAATAACCAGTTAGAGCACGGTGGGGACATTAATGTCGAAAAATATCAGAGAATGAATGAGCTTTTAAGTGATGCTAGAGAATTAAGTAAACGAGAATATAAAACTCTTGAAGAAAAGGCTAAATTACAAGATAAAATTAATCGTAAGTTATGGGAAAGACGAGATATACTAAAAGATATAGAAAATCAAAATAAAGCCCAGCAAAGATTAGATAAAATAGCTGATACTAAAAGAGAAATATTGTATTCAGCGATAGGTACAAATGCCCAAAATGTACAAGATATGAAAGATGGTACATATGGTATGAAAGCCGTTGCTAGAGTATTTAAGGAAGCTGTTAATATATTTAAAACTGCTGTTGAGACTGGTATTAAAGCTAACTATGAAACAACAGAAAATACCTTAAATAGAATAGTTGCATCTAATTCTACTGGTGGCAGGTTTAACTGGAATAGAGGTAACTTTTCTCTTGGTAGTAATACTTATAGAGGTTATAAACAAATAAATAATGCTGTTGTTGATAGCTTAAATCGAGATAATTTATATAATAATATTAGTAATACCTCTGTTGTAGAAGCGGCGGCTAAACTAACTTCTGAAAGTGGTTTTGGATTAGAAGAAGCTATAGCTAAAGGTTATCAAGATACAGTCATTAAATATATTGTACCTTATATGGATACTACTAGCGAGGCTTTTGAAAGTTTAGAAATGATGATGCCTCGGAATTTCAAAAAATGTGGCAGCAATTAATATATCTACAAGAGACCAATTCGGTGAAAGTCAGTATTTAAGTAAACATACAAATGACCTCATTGAATTAATGCGACCAGTTGCAATGCAAGCAAACAAGGAATTATATAGCGATGTTTATCAAAATATAGCAAACCAAGCACAAGCTATGGTTAGTTCTGGATATCTAGATGAGAGTGAGGTTCAGAGCTATGTAAATAAAGCATTTGAATTATATATGAACCCAACATTGGGAATGCAAAGTGGTTCAGTTTCTGATAAAATGACAATATTAAGTGCTGTTCAAAATGGTGGGATAGATAATCCTGCATCTTATTTACAAGGATTAAGAAATACTACTACTTTTGCTAAGAATTCTGCTAGTGGAAATACTTGGGCTATGGGAGCTATTCAAGGTGCTTGGGGTACACAAAATTTAAGAATGGTTAATGCATCTAGAGATGGAGATGTTACAAAATCATTGGAGAGAACATCTAATAAGACCCAAGATGAGCTGGATAAGATATATGATAACCAAGTGAAAAATGCTGATGATTTTAATACAACCTCACAAAAATGGTCTACTTGGTTTGAAAATGCTACCACTTGGATAGGTGATATAAAAGCATCTATTGGAGATAAAATGTGGAATATAGGAAAAGTCATTATTGAAGGTGTAGTAGGTGGAATTACAGCATACCTAGGAGGTAAATTTTTAATTAAGACTGCTGGAAGTGCTATAGGTAAAGCCATAAAAGGTACAGCAGGAGCTGTAGGTGGTGAAGCAGCAATTGGAGGAGCTAAATCAGCCGGTGGAGGTTTATTAGCAACTGGTGGAGGTGTTGCTATATCTGCGGTTGCTATATCTGCTTTAGCCTTAGCTATAGGTTCAGCAGTAGCAGATAAAATGTGGGATAGTTCTGGTGAACACGGTAAGAAAGTTGCAGAAGAAGAATTGAAGGGCACCAAGTATGAAGGAAATTCGGCTGCTCAATCACTATTATCTGCTGTACACACTCAGAATGATGCTGGATGGTTTCAAAAAGAATTTGGAAATGTTGGTTCTGGTATATCAATGATGTTTAGTAATATGTTTCAAGGTAAAGCTGATAAGAATAAAAACTTTTTACAATGGGCTATTCAATCTGGTGCTTTAGGTGATGATAAAACGGATGATAGTCAGCAGTTAGGTAGACTATTGACACTAGCGATGATTTATGCTCAAAATCGGTTATTTAGACAGTTTTAATAAGGGATTACAAGAAGCTGGTATTAATGAGAGTATAAATAGTAAAGAAGATATTGGTAAAATGATACGTGAGGCTGGTATAACAAAACAAACTATTGAAAAATATGCTTCAGTTTTAATAAAAGCTGGTTGGGGAAAGATAAATACAGAAAGTGGTACACTTGAGAGTTTTACTGTAGATGGAAAACAGTTTGGACTTAGTGGAGTATTAGGATTTAGACAAGGTTTATCAAAAGTACCATATGATGATTATCCAGCTATATTACACGAAGGAGAAGCTGTATTAACATCAAGTACAGCAAATGAATTAAGAAATTTATTAACAGAATATAGAGCAAATAATCAAGCAGTAATAACATTAGATACAACTATACAAAATCAAACAGTAGAACTTGTAGCAAAGCTTGATGAAGTAATTACAGCAATTAATTCATCTGGTACTATAGGAGCTACATCTACAAAATCAATAGACCAAGCAAATGCAATACAAAAGTTACAATATAGTATGACACATTTGGTTAGTACAAAAAGTGCCTTAAATTAGGTAAGATATTAAACAGTGGGAGAGAAGTGTAAATATATGAATATAAAATTTGGAATGAATAACTTTTATACTAGATATTTAAAAAGATTTTTAAACAGCGAATATCAACAATCTTCTAATATACTTGGAAGATTTGATAAAAATGATTTAAACGCATTAATTAAATATTTAGATTTACCTAATACTGAAACAATATTTGATGTATATAAAGGAGTAATAGAAAAATTTCCTGAGCTACAAACATTATTTAATATGACTTTAGAGGATGACCGAATATTATTTATATGTAAATCAATTACAACTGAGACTGAAGAGTTTTTAAATAAAAAATACAATGACATATCTGAATACTGTGCAAGTGTTGGTTGGAAAGTCTCAAATATGGCTAATTGGATAGACCACAATATGGATATAAATAGTGATGGCAAAATAGATGAAACAGATAGAGCTATTTTAAATGATATTGTAAATAATGGTGCATTATATTCAGATGATATTATGAAAAAAGCTGATTTAAATATAGATGGATTTATTAATTATGAAGATATAGATGTTTTAGATAATTATATGTATGAACATAGATTATCCATAACATTACAAAGTGAAGGTAGAGCTAATATATTTCCTAATGAAGATATGAAGGTATTTGTAAATCAATTTACAGGCGAATTTTTATATAATTTTGCAATTAAAGATGCTGATGGTGAAGGTGCTGATAATGTTGTACATTCGGTAAAATCCAATAATTATAAAATAGGTTTGTTTAGATGTAAACCTCGGTCAAAAATTGACTATATCTCATAATTGCAGTAATGATGAACCAACTAGATTGGTTATTGGATGTACATCTAAATTATATAAATCTAGTATAGTTGGTGAACTTCTTACAGATGTAGTTGATGTTGAATTAAAACCTCGGAGAATATGTTAAATATACAACCACAATTGATGCTGATAGAGAAGCTAAAACAACAGATGCCAAATGGGTATGCATACAGTGCCCATCAGATTATGATAATATGTTAGGTATGCAAGATAAAACAATTTATTTAGATGTAGGAGATATAAATTTTGATGGTAAAATAGATAATGAAGATTATATGTTACTAGCTCAATATACTGCTACAGGACCAAATGCAGATAAATTACCATATAATAAAGCCAACTGGACACCTACAGACAAACAACTGGCTGTTATGAATTGTAGGAGAGATAACGAGTGGCATATACAGAACATTAATATTGATGATGCAATATATTTATATAATTATATAAATAATATTGGTGGGATTATTGATTTAGGTGTTACTCCATATACAGTAAAAGCAAATGTAAGTTATGAGGTAACAAAAAATGTAAGTAATCTCCTAATAATAGAAGGACATTATGATGATACTGTTAATATACCATTTTTAGAATTTACTAAAAATGATTGGGCAATACACGATAAGTTTTTTAATTATTTATTTGGAATGGCAATACATAAATATAGTAATACTGAAAATATATCATATTTACAGAAGTTACTAAAAGAAGCTTATCCTATGTATTATGATGACACAGCAACATTTCAAGTTGGTATATATACAGATAATATGAAAAACATAATGAAAGATTATCAAGTAAAACAATTAAATTATACAGTAGGAGATTTAAATAATGATAACAAACTTACAGTAGCTGATTTAACATTACTTAGAAATTATCTAGATGACAGTGCAGATTATACTACAGTTTATAAATATCTATTAGACCCGATATTATATCCATTAACAGAGGATGAAATAAAACGTTTAGACCAAGATGGAGATAATTTTTTAACAACGAATGATTTGAATATTTTAAATAATAAATTGTCTCAAAAATATTCTGCGACATTACGAAGTAGAGCTGACATAGATGGTAATGGTCTTGTTGAAGAATTTGACTATACCTTATTAAGTGAGATAATAGATAAAGGCTATGCTGTATATATAGATAAATATGGTAATGAAATATATAAAGATTTAAAAAATTACACTATTCCATTTCAATTGGGCTGGATGGATGTGCAAACAGAAAGAATTTTAGAATATGATGTTAATGGTCTTGGAAATATTTCGGAGGTGAGTAAGTAAAATATGCAAACATACAATAGAAATAATGTACACGGATATTATAGTACAGTTTATGAAAATTTACGTACAAAAAAAGATGCAGAAGGGAATATAATAGACCCAACATACTCAGCTCCTGCAGGGTATAATGGTCTTACTGGGTTTAAAAAATGGGAATGTTATATGTTAGTTAAATTTGGTAATAATGGTAACTTCAATAAAAAGGGTGATGACCAATATTTATTAGAATTACCATTATATCCAGACCAAGTTACAGAAAGTATTTCAGCTGAATGGGCTACACAAAAAGTTTTAGGCAGGTCAGCACCTTTATCAGCATATGCGGGAACAAGCTTAAAATCAGTAAATTTTAGTTTAGATTTACATAGAGATTTGCTTACAGGTAGTTTTTCTTTGGATGAAAATGAGGCTAAAGCTTTAGGATTTACTGGTAATCGAGCTTATACAAATAATACAGATGGATATCCTGCAATTAAAGATTATACACAATTAGCTGGACATCAAAAACAGACAGCTGCTGGACCATTTGCTACAAGAACTTGGTATGTAAATGCTAATAAAATGTTTCAAATAGCTTGTTATCCACAGTATACATCAAAAGGTTTAGTACCACCAACAACTTATTTTGTGTTTGGACAAATGATATTAAAAGGATATATAACAAGTTATCAAACAGAATGGAAAAAACCAATTATAAATACATTTTATGGATGGAACAGTGTTAGTATTTCTATGGAATGCTACCCAGATAGTATAATTTCAGCTAAAGATATTATTACAAATAATAAAACTGGTACAGCAAGTACTCAAAATACATATAACACAAAATATCCTAGCAATGTTAATATGAATAGTAATGTTATGAACAGGTCAGATACAATGAATAGAAGTAATGCTAGAACAGTTGCTGCAGGGTCAGCTAATGGTACTCCACGGAGGACAAGTATCTGATACATAAGTAGGAGGTAAAAATGGCTAAAAAAACACAATTTTCATCTGAATATAACTTAGATTTATCGCCAGTATATTTAACTGGTAGTAGAGATGTTTTTTATGGTGTTGAATATCTACCCGAAATAATTTATGAAAATGCTTGTAGATATAAAAATTTAAGAACAATAAAAGATGAGTATACAAATAATATACATCACGAAAGTTGGAAAAAGTATACAGTACGCAGTTCCAATGAAGATGAATATTATACTGTTTCAAATGTGGATGAAGGTAGATTAGATATAATTGCGTATAATTTTTATGGAACGCCTAGATTTTGGTGGGTTATTGCATTAGCAAATGAAATTATTGACCCATTTGATATACCTGTAGGAACTACATTAAGAATACCACCTAAGCATTCTCTATATTTATCGGGAGGTGTATTAAGTGGCTAGTTATACAAGTAGAAATAGAGTAGATATAACATCTACTGTAGACAGTAAAGCATTACTGAAACGTTACGAAAATATGTTATCAAATGTAACAAATATGATTAATAAAGATGGATATATATATAGTGTGTGGATATATTTTCAAATAGGATTAAAAGATAAAAATGCCATAACGTTTAATACAGCATCAACAAATCCTAAACAAAATTTAATAGCAAGTTTAAATATTGATAAGACTGGTGCTGGGGTTGCTAATTCTTTTACATTAGTTATTCAATATGACCCATTCAACTATGGTCAAGATACAACAGATGATATTGAAAAATTAGAAGAATTTATTGCAACTGCAATGTCTGAAGATTTTGATAGTGCTAACACATCTTGTAGAGGTAAACTTCAATATGGTTATAATTCTACATCTGATAGTAATTTGGTGTCACCATTATATGAATTTTTTCTAACATCTGCTAGTACAAATGTTAAATTTGATAGTGGTATTGTTACTTACACATTTACAGGAACATCAACAATAGCAGCAGATTGTGATTATACAACATCATATCCTGCTGTTAAACAGAAAAAGGTTTTACAAGTTGTCGGTGAAACATTATATAAATATTATGGAGATAGTACAAAAAAACCATCATTTATAACTGATGAAACAATTGTGCCAGAGGATAATGATTATAAATATATAATAGATATAGACCCAAATCTAATAGAAAAATCTGTAGAAATTGATTATGATGAAGTTAAGTCTGATACAATGTCTCCTATAGTGTATTGTAAAACTTTATTAGATGCAAATCCATTAACACAAGAAGAAAAAGATAGTGGTTTGTATGATGACCTAGATGAAAAAAGTATAAATTTACAGCCAAGATGGGTTATAAGTATAACTGACCAAAGTGGGGCTTCTGCAATTCACATAGCTCACGCAGTACCTAAAAGTTCTAAAGTTGGCAAAACAGAAACATACACAGAAAAAAGTGATTTAAAGATTAATTATAAATTTACTTGGGGAGTTCGCTCTTCATCTGGTTCTGTTGTAAAAAGTATAGTACTTGGATGGAACCCTGAAGTAGACTTATACACATATTTAATAAGAAAATCACTGTTTAAAAGGCAAGCTAGACTAAAGGAATTAGCAGACCAAGAAACAGAAACAAATGGTCCATATAAACAAAAGTATGATGAAGTTGTAAAATCTATAAAAGATGATTTAAGAGAAATGTATAATGCAGAATTGCAATTAATCGGAATACCTGCCGACCCACCATTAACAGCTGAAATAGAAATTCATCCAAAAATATTAGAAAATGAAAGTAGAACGGCGGGCATATATATGATAACAGGTGCTACAGATAGTATTAGTACACAAGGCACCTATACATCAATACTAAAATTATTTAGACTGAGAAGTACTGATGCAAACTTAGTGGAACAAAATAATACTAAAGAAGATACAGGAAATGCAACTGTATATACAACATCAACAGCACCAGCAGGGTTTGTGGGACCCGTATTACCCGATAAAAATTCTAAACAGGCAAGTTCAAACTCATATGTTAGAACAAAGCAACCTTCAGAAATAGAGAAAGTATTGGCAAATGGAGGATTTAAATTAATGCAATAGATTTGTGAGGTGAATATATAATGATAATAGCAGATAAATCATCATATAGTAGTGATATATATTATGGAATTGTAGTAAATACGTCATCATCTGATGACCCTGAAGGATTAGATAGAATTCAAATATACATACCATCAGTCCAATATGAATATGCTAATAGATACGAAGAATATATGAATTCAAGCAATAAAACAGAATTAGAAGATTTTGGAGCATATCCGTGGGCATCAACTTTGGTAAGTGGTCTTTCTGTAGGAGATGCCATATATGGTGGACATATAGATAATGATAATAGCAAATATATAATTCTAGGAGTTGAGGGAGGCTCTGATACAGGTAGTGGAGATAACAACAATGATAATGGTAATGATGGTGGTGACATAAATAATTTAACAAGTGAGAAATTAATGGATTTAATAATGCCAATTATAATGCGTAATGAAGTTGGAATTACAGACTATAGTGCTTGGGGTAAAGACACTATACCAACTAGTTATTATACAAATATAACTTTACACGATGGGTCTTCTACAAATTGTTGGGCTATTGGATTAATTCAATGGAATGGAGCTAATGCATTTGATACATTATATCGATGTGCAAAAGCGTGTGGAAATGATTGGACAAAGGATTTTCCGAAATCTGATAATTTATATAAAGATATAAAGAATGCTATAAGTGATGGTAGTTCATCTAAATACAGAACTAAATATTGTAAAAATTATAATCCAACTGAAGGTGGAACTTTATATAAAGCTATAAAAAAGGTACTAGGATATGACAAAGCTAAAAAAGCTCAGAGGGATTTAGCTGTAGAATACATAGCAAAAATAACTGATATGTTACAAGATAAAGGAGTTGATAATCCAGCTATACTAATTTATTTAGCTGACTTAATGAACCAATATGGTACAGGTCTATCTAATACTATAAAGACTGCTGTTAATGCTTGTAAAAAATCTAAATTGAATTATATGCAACAATTGGATTTAGTTGTTAAAGAAGTTAAAAAGTTTGCAACATATAATGATTATAAAAATAGGCGTGAAAGAGTTTATAAATATATTGAAAATTTATATAAAGATGGGAAATTAACATCTAGTTTAACCGATAAAACAGATGAAGGTTCTGATAATGATAGTACAGGAACTTATGGTTTGCCATTTAAAAAATTATATGATGTATCGTTTGGATATCACGTTAAATATAGTAGTGGAAAACCACATAGAGGAGTTGATTTCAAATGCCCTTCTGGAACAAAATTATATGCTTGTACAGATGGCACCATTGAAAGTTATGATAGTAACAAAGGTACAACATATGCGGGTAAGGCTAAAAGGGATACATATTGGTATGGACATTTTTGTGTAATTCACTCAACTGATGGACACACCATATTATATTGTCATATGAAAAAAACTGCTGGTAAAAAAGGTAAAATTAAAAAAGGTGATTATATAGGATTAAGTGATGATACAGGTAATTCTTTTGGAGCACACTTACACTTAGAAATTAGAACATCAGATACATATGGTACAGAAGTGGACCCTATGCCATTTTTAGGTTTAGATAAAAATGGTAAAAAATTACCAGCTCAAAAATCATCTACTAAAGGTTCAGAAGTAGTAAAGTATGCGAAGAGCTTTATAGGTAAAGCTAACTATGTATATGGTGCACAAGATAGCCAAGCACCGAATACTTTTGATTGTGCTAGTTTTACTAAATATGTTTATAAAAAATTTAAATACACTCTACATAGACCAGCTTGTGACCAAGCTAGATATGATGGAACAAGTATTGCTACTTCGAAATTACAAGCAGGTGATTTAATATTTTATAAAGGTAATTCAAGTAGATGGAAAAGTATAGGTCACGTTGCTATTTATTGTGGTAATAATCAAATAGTGCACGCAGCAAACTCCAAAAGAGGTGTGACAACAGATACTACGTCTAGTGGATATTATTCAGTTACAGGCTCTAAATTTGTTATGGCAGTTAGAGTATTAAAATAATGGAGGTATACTATGAAACAAACAACGTTTAGTTTTCCCCAATTTATAAATAGGGAGACAAAAAAAGTAGAATTATCTACAAATACTAAATCTATTAATGAATGTCTAGGAATTTTACTAAGAACTAGACCTCGGAGAACTTCTAGGTGACCCTGAGTGGGGTTGTAATTTAATAGATAGGGTATTTCAATATAATGGTGTTATAATAGATGAATTAATTAGAGAAGACATTTTAAATGCTGTAGCTAAGTATGAACCTCGAATAATAATGCGTAGTGATGATATAACATTAGTAAATGATATACAAGTGTTACATATTTACATCACTTATACAATAAAAGAAACTGGAGAAATTAATGAATATAATTTAGATATAACACCAGATGATAACCAATTCTAAAATTAGTAAAATATTATTGAGTATAATTATCAATAATATTTTATTTTTATAAAAATATTATAAGAAAGGTAGATAAAATATGAACAATGCAATTAATACCATAACACAAAGTGAATATTCAGCTTTGAGGATTGCTTACACAGATAAAGACTATATCAATATATTAGATGATTTAATTAATTCAATACAAGGTATTACACAAAAATGGAATACCACTGACGAAAATGATGTAGGTATGGTCTTAGTTAAGTTAATGGCAATGCTAGGAGATATGTTATTTTATAATATGGATATGCAAGCTTTGGAGGTTTATCCTAATACTGTAACAGAACGTAAAAATGCTGCGGCAATATATAGACTTATTGGATATAAGATGAGGTGGTATAGGTCGGCTACAACACAAGCAAATATAATAAATACATATACAAATTCAGCTACAATACCAAGATTTTGTACATTTACAACTAATAATGGTAATATAACATACTGTACATTTTCACAATATGAAGTATCATCAAATACTACTAATAATGGATTTGAGACACTGATTGATTTAGTTCAAGGTAAACCAATAACACCTAATAGAGTGACAAGTAATCCATATCCAGAGGCAGGTAAAGACTGGCATACTATATATGGATATAATTACACTATAGATGATTTGGTTAATAATAAGATATATTTACCTTATAGAAATGTTGACCAAGACCACTTAATTTTAATTGATGATAGTGGTGAAACTTGGGAGTTGAGAGAAAGTATCTATGATACCACAGCGGTAGGAAGATTTTTTGAATTCGGTGTAGATGTTAATGACAATCCATATGTAGAATTAGTTGATTATTGGGGCAATTTTAATATAACTAAATTTAAATTGTTTTATATTGTAAGTGATGGTGAAGAAGGTCAGATTTATGCTGATACATTAACGAAAGTTACAGGAAATGTTTGGAGTAGAACAGGTACAGGAAGTAATACATCTATTTATAATGTTAATAGTTTTATTAATATAAATGAACAGTATGCTAGTTCACTTGGTTTTAATCCTGAAACTCCTGATGAAGCTAGAAAAAATAGTGCATATTATATTAATACATTAGACACATTAATAACATTAAGTGACTTTGAAAAAGCTACAATGAGAGAATTAGGTGTAGCAAATGTTAGAGCAACTGATTTAACAAATGACCCACGGTGAAAAGAAAACATTTTATTTAGGTGATTTAAATCAAGATACAAATATAGATGAAGATGATTATAGTATATTAGCAAATTATATAAATGACCCAATTAGTAATCCATTATCCTCTTATCAAATGCAATTGGCTGATTTAAATCAAGATGGTTTAGTAGATAGTGCTGATTTAGCTTGCCTAAGAGCATTTCTTGACAGTGAACCAGAACAACAGATTGATGGTTCTTACATTTGTACGAACTTGGCTGAAGCTGGTGGTACAGGAACTATGACAGCAACGACCATAGAATTACTAAATGGATTTACAGTTAAATTATATATTTTAAGAACAGATGAATATGAAGATACTGATGACGAAAGTAATGGTGAATTTGATGATGCCTATGTGTCAATGATAATTTCTGACTTACAAGAATATAAAGTTTTACCTATTGATATAGTAGTTGAATTACACGCTATTGGAAGATATTATTGGTCGTTAAAAGGTAGATTTATAACAAAACAACCTTTATCTCGAAATGAATTACAAAATATATTGGTTAGTATAAATAGAGTATTAAAATACAATTACTCAATAGAAAAAGTTAATTTTAATGAATTACCTAATTATAGAGAGGTAATTACACAAATATTGGGAGTTGATAGCAGAATACTTATGGTTGATTTAGAACCAATAACATATATGGATAGTGAGGGCAATGAAGTCTCTAAGGAAAGAATAACAGGTAAGTATACACAAGTAGTACCAAAATTAGAAAATGAAGAAGAGTATAATAACTTACATTATACATTTACATTAGAAAATGCTCCAATATTACCTCGGTTCTCTTGCTATAAGAATAAATGGTGGAGAATATGTATTTAGAGATAACAATAATGGTGAAATATACAATGATAGTGGTATGTTAAGTCAAAGAGGTAAAATCAATTATATAACAGGAGATATAGATATTGAATTTGTATCTGCTGATACAGTTGTAGAAGATATACAAGTAGATTATACTAAAAATGAAGCTAATATTGTTTCATATACAAATTTAAACACAGAAGAATTTACATTTGATGCTTCTTCTATGGAAGCTGCAGATGTAGAAGTTATGTATTAATAGGGGGTAAATATTATGTCAAATTTTTTTAAGGATATAAGATTAAATAATATGCCATCAAATATGGCTTTAGCATTAGATGAAAATGGAATTATAAAAACAACAAATGTTAATATAAATGATATAGCATCAGCATCAGAAACACAAAACACTTTAAATATAATAAATACGAATATCCAAAATGTAACTAATTTATTAAATAACTCAGTTAGTAATATATCAAATAATATTAATAATTTAACAACTCACGTGGATGATATTGAGATTAATGTTTCAAATTTACAGGAAGGTTTAAACAATACTAATCAAAATGTAAGTAATATAGTTGTTGATATTACTAATATAAATTCATCTATGAACACTATGAATAATGGTATGAACACTATGAACATAAATATATCAAATTTAGATAATAGAGTATCTGCATTGGAGAATGCAACAAATGAAATATCAAGTAGATTATCAAATATAAATGGTGAATAATGGGAGGTTAGCAGATGGAAAACCAACTTGGTGAGCAACTAATTATAAAATTAAATTATCTAGATGAAACTAAAGATATAATTGCAGATGCTATAGTACAAGCTGGTGCATCTATAACATCTAAAATGACGTTTAGAGATTATGCTAAAGTTATTTCAAAGCTAAGTATGGGAGAAGTATTATTATTTAATACTAAGTCGGAAATGGATGTATATGACAGAGCTAAAAAAGATGACTTAGCAATAATTTATCGAGAAAATATTGAAAAAGTGGAAGCAGGAGATAGGGTTAGATATTTAATATTTCCAGATAATGTTACAACTAATATAGAGATTACTACAAATTATAATATTGATATCTATAGAGCTCCCTCAGATAATGAATTATCTAAGTATGGGTCATTTATACTAACCCCATCTTATGCTGAATTTATATTGGGAACAAATGGAAATGATTGTTATGTTACATATGTCTCAGAAGATGGAATTAATTATAGTAGAGTAACCTCAGTTACAAATCCATATGATATAGAACAATATATATACATACCATCACAGTTTTATTATTCTAATATTGTATCAGAATTTTTCAAAACTGTGTGGTGTGAATTTGAAGGTATATATAAATATAATGGTAATAATTGGTTATTAGTTCCAACACAATTTACAGCCGAAAATACAAATCAATTACTAACAGATATATCAGCTTATGGTACAAATGGTTTAATTACAGGAGATGGTACATATATCTCAAATATAAAAATTAGTGAGTATATTGCAAAATATTTACCATCATTACAAAACAATACAACTAAATTTGATGTTATACAATATGGCACTAAAGTTAAACCTATGGAATTTGTACAAAGAGAACAAATAAGTACATCTATTGCATTTAGTGAAACTTCTAATACTGATTGCATTGTTCAAACAACAGATTGTAGTAGTGTTTCTGTTAATACAGCAGAATATGCTACATTTATAAATAATTATTTAAACTGTTCAGTAAAACAAAATTATTCGTTTTTCATAAATGATAAAGCCTATCGTCTATATTTAGGCTATAATTATAATACAATAGAACAATATAACGACTTTACTGGAAATAATCAAACAGTTCCATATCAAATGACATCTCTGTATGCATTTATAATTAATTTAGAAGATTTGAGTATATATAAAACATTTCAAAATAATGATACGTGGTCATTTGTCAATAATGGTAGTGGTGGAAATATATTAACATATGCATATTCTGTTGCATCAGACTGCTTGGTATTAATTTCTGATATGAATGGTTGGCTACGTACTGATGGTGCATCTATTGGAAGAACAATTATACAGTCTTCTGGAACTCGTACCACATCATATTATACAGTGAATTTTTCAGGAGATTATAATTATAAAAGTTTTACGCAATCATCATATGATAATGTAAATGATTGTTATTATTTAGCGTATAGAACATCTTCAGGGTCACAAGCATCGACTAAAAGAATATGTAAATTGGATATGGATGGTAACTTAACATCTATATTTACAAGTAATTCAGATATGAAAAATATTGGTGTATTATGGACATCATATTTTAAAAATGTGGGTAGTTTATTATTTTATACATCTGATGATACTAATATATTATACAATTTATCTACAGGAAATTCTATCACATTGTATGGTTCAGAAATAAATGGTAGTACTTATTTTGGTATAGATAACGATAATTTATATGTATCTCATAAACTTTCAGATAGTGCTACAACATATGATTTATATGCTATAAATAAAAAAAGTCTAAATGCTACAAAAATATATGACTTACATAGTGATAATAGGTTATATGATTGTTTTTATACATATAATAGAGCCTTAGCTATATTTTATAATAATACTATAATATCAACTGAAGGAGAAGTGCTAAATCATTTTGTAAAATCATATCTAACTAATCCTAGTATAAGTGGTATAGATTATACAGATGATTACGGATTTACGTCATCGTTTATGGATTATGACTTAAATATTTCTACAGATAAAATAACAGCACTATTTCCAATTTATAAATATTTTAGATATGCAGATATTACTAAATTACCTGTAGAATGTAATTTATGTATTGTAGCAAATAATAAAACATCTACAGCTACAAATAATAGTAGTAGTTTATATAAATACCAAAGTCTGGTGTTGACTGATGTAGAATTTAATGAAATGGATGAGGCAATTGCTTCAACAGAAAGAATACTTGGCAACTCCGACCCAAGTGATACAGCTAAATATATAAAATCATTACAAGACTTAGTAGATGATGCTCTCGAATTAACAAATGAAATTAAAGGTTTGATATAAAATAAGAGGGTTATAATCTCTCTTATTTTATATTTTATGTTCGTAAAATATTATTGAAGAGGTATAACAAATTGCCAAGTTATATTTTGATATAATTTGGAGGTGATTTGTATGAAAAAATTTAATCTCTTTAATAAGGTTAAGCAATTAATAAAAGGTAGAGATAGGAACTTTTTGTTGCTTATTTTTTGTGTAATAAGCATAATATTAATGTGCTGTTGTATAATAAGACATATAGTAGAATATAAATGTGATTGTAATAGAATAAGCACACAGATTGAACAAAGGTTAGATAGATGTGAGGAGTTATTAAACCAGCTCAATGAAAATTATACATATTTGGAGGGTGTTTTAAATGAACATTGAATTTACTGAAGTATTAAAGGCTTTTTTAGAAGTAGGTCTATTAGGACTTTGTGCTATTATGATGATTGTCATATTCTATGAAAACCACAGGAAAAGTAATGAAACTGATGATAAGAAGAATGCATTAATTGTAGATAATTTTAAAAGTCTAAATGCTAAAATAGATAATATGGTTAATGGTATTACTGAGCAAAATAGAAGATTTGTTGAATTTCAAGAAAAGCAATCAGAAAAATTAATAAATGCTGTTATAAGTGGTGTTGTAAATCACGTACCTACAACAGAAGAAAGTCATAAATTAACAAATATAAGTAATGCTGTAGATAAAATATTACAAGATGTACTTTTGGAAACAAATGCAAGCAGAGCGTGTCTAGTACAATATCATAATGGAGGAAAAGGAATTAATCAACAAGCATTTTTAAAAATGTCAATGACAAATGAAAAAACACAACTTGGGGTTAAATCAATTATGAGTGAGTGCAAAGACCAGTTTAGAAGTGCTTTAGGTTATTTTATTAATGATATAAATAATACAGGACATTGTTGTATTTTTGATAGGGATGAAATAAAAAATGTTGACATTGGAATGTATGAACTAATGTTAGTACATAATGTAGAAGCAAAGTGTGGTTATGGGATACATAATGAAGAAGGATTAGTTATAGCTTATATTGGAATTGAATTTGAGGATAAAACAAAAGCAAATAAAAATGTTGTCAGAAAATCATTTACAGACCATTACAGAGAAGTTGAGAGATTATTGAATTTATAAAGGCGGTTATATAATATGTATTATGGATGTAAAAAAGAAATAGATGATAAGCGTGATTATAAAATGTATGTGACTACAACAAAATCAGCTCATTATCCAGAAATGTATGAAATATCAACTACTAATGTAAAAGACCAAGGTATTGTAAATTCTTGTGTAGCTCATACATTAGCATCTTTTTTAGAGGAAACATATAAAAATCAAAATCTTAGATTTTCTACAGGATTTATATATGGTTACAGACCTGCTGGATATACTATAGAAGAAGGAATGTATCCAAGAGATGCTATGAAAACATTGTTAAAAGTTGGAGATTGTTTAAAATCTGATTTTGATTACAATAGAGAAATGCCTCAAATAAAATTGTTAGTTGATGGTAATTTAGAAAATTTAAAACTATTAGCAGATAAATATAGGATAAAATCTTATGCAAGAATATATACAAAACAAGACATATTAAAATGTTTATATAATGATATAACTGTTCCTGCATCAATTCCAATATATAATGATTTGGCTATTGATAAGTTAACAAAAATAGTTAAGTCACCATCAGGAGAATGTCAAGGATATCATATGATACTACTTGTTGGATATAATGAACACGGATATATTTTTCAGAATAGTTGGGGTAACAGTTGGGGAGAAAATGGTAGAGCAATATTACCATATGATTATAAACTTGATACTGCGTGGGCTATAGACACTGAAAGTAATAATATTCATACATATACAACAGTATGGCAGAAAATTTATAAATTGATATTACAAATTATTAATAAAATTAAAAATAAATAATGTAAAATATTATTGGAGGTAGATTTATATGATAGATGTTATTATACCAGCATACAATAGTCAAGATACAATAATTAGAACATTGGCTAGTATTGCTATGCAACTTAACAGAGATGAGTTAAAAGTTACTATCGTTAATGATGGTGGAAAGGATTACAAAGATATTGTAGACACATTTAGTAAAGTAATTGATGTAAGGGAAATCGGTTATGAAACAAATAGGGGTCCACGGTTATGCAAGACAATATGGAATAGATAATACAAAAGAAGATTTCATAACATTCATAGATGCAGATGATACATTTTATGAAGCTTGTTCTTTAAGTTTATTATCTAAACCTATTAAAGATACATCAACTAAATTTGTTATAAGTCCATTTATACAAATAGGTAAAAATTGTGAACAAGCCCCTATGAATGCAAATCTTGTATGGGTATTTGGACATATTTACAGAAGAAGCTTTTTACAACAACATAATATTAGATTTACATCTACAAGAAGTAATGAAGATGTTGGATTTAATACAATGTGCAATTTAATTGCACAAAATGATATGGGTGTAGAGGGTGGTAAAATACTTTCAGCTGCGACATATGAATGGCATTATAATGAAGCAAGTATAACACGTAGAGGTAAAGATGAGTATGAATATGGTATTTGTACACCTCGGTTATATTTACAATTTACATAGTGCATATAATGTAGCACAAAGAGAAGGTGTTCCTTTAAAAAGTATAGCACCAAGTGCATTAGAAACAGCATTTAGTTGTTTTATATATTATAATGTAGCATTAGCAAAAGAAGTTCCAGCTGAAACACTATCAGCAATAGAAGAATTAAGTAGAAAATTCTATTACGATTATTACAAACAAATACAAGAGTATATAAGTAAAGATGAATATAAACAAATGTATACAAACTCTTATAATAGTAAGGGTACGCATTTACAAGGAATAATATTTAAACAAACATTAGACCAATTCATTGAATTAATGTTCAGTAAGCCTGTTAATGAAACAACTTATGAACAACTTGAAGCTAGTGTGCAGACCGTTGCTGAGAACTTATAAGTTCTCCCTGCTAAGCATCGGGTGTGAATAGACGGGAGGACCGTCTATTTTTTATTTTAGTAAAATAATATTAGGAGGTAATTATGTCGAAATCAATATTAGAAAGTAAAAAATATATACCTTGGGTATTGAGACAAAGTAGAGATGTACAAGCTTTATGTAAAACATTAGATTTATTATTAAATGATTATAAAACAAATGTAGATTATTGGGTTTCTTTGATAGATTTTGATACTTGTCCTAATGAATTATTACCTTGTCTAGCGAGTTATGTTGGATATAAATATGATTATGCTGAGAGTTATGATACAAATAGATTAATTATAAAACATTACCCAGAAATGATACGATTAAGAGGTTCAGAAATTGGAATGGCATTAGCAACTGCATTATCTGTTAATGCATTAGGAGATATAGATAAAGTTGAGGCACTTGCAATGTTTAGATTTAGATATGTAAAAGGTGAACATAAATTATATATTTATATTTATTTTCCATCTAATTTAAGCAAAATACGTGATTTGATTGAAGTAGTTAGACCTGCTGGATGTGGTGTACAACTTGTAGCAGCTGAAATAATTAATACAGTTGATGGAATTCAGATAAGTGACTATGTAGACCCTAAGACATATGCTTATGATATAACAAGATATAGCGTTGATGCACAAGATAAAGTAGGCTTCTCTGAAGTAACAAATGATGATAGAAAATAGTTATTAATTATATTATATGGAGGTAGTTAATATGTGTAATAATAATTGTAGTTGCAAAAAAGAAAGTTTAAGTAAAGAGGATTTACTGCATTATTCATTCTATGATGATGATGGTAAGGTTATAGCAGTTATACACGAGGATGTATTAAAGGAGTTTTTAGATGCAGACAAAGTAATTTTTAATGAGATAGAACATAAATAATGGAGGTTAAATAATGGGAACATTAAAGACACACGATGGTGCCTTTAAAATAGGTGTCAACGTAGATATTAAGGGAATTGATAAAAATACAGGTGAAGTAAAAATACATAGAAGAGGACATAATAGATGTTTAAAACTACAGCTTGTAGGTATAGCTAAATTTCTAGATGGTGTATTCAATGAAAGTAACCCTACTGCAACATATTATAATTGGATACCAAGATATTTAGCATTAGGAACAAATATCGCTGCATATGATAGTGGTGGTAGAGTAACTACTACCGTTAATATAAATGATACAAAGCTATTAAATGAAATAAGTCCTAGAATTAAGTTACCTGAAAGAAATACAGTTATTAATAGAAGCAATCAGAGTTATGTTCAATTAGTTATTAATACATATATACCTGAAACTGAGTATAATGGTCAAACAATTAGAGAAGCTGGTTTATTTAGCAAAGCTACAGGTAATAACTGTTTATTTAGAATTGTATTTGATGATATAACAAAAACTGAAGATATAGTATTAGAAGTTAATTGGGTAATAAGCATCATATCTATTGATAGCAATAATCAACCTTATGAGGAAGTTGACAAGACAGATTTATGGAACTCTATGGAATTATTAATAAATAGATTTGGAGAAGTTGCTCCTGATATTAATACATACTGTACTCATTTAAAAAATGCCATAAAAGAATATGCAAGACTAGATAGTTCTGAAACATCTGTTGAAACCCAAAGATTTATTATATCAGGTGATTATGCTTCTATGGCTGATTGGGATGTAATAGGTGTATCTCAAGAAATGTTGGATAAAGTTGATGATATTAATGGAGAAATAATTGGGTAACCCATTTACAAATTTTTAATACTATGATATACTTTTATGATATTGGAGGTATATTATGGAAGAAAAAGATGTAACATTTAATTTAGTAACTAATAAAAATGAAGAAGTATATATAACATCAGACATAGATGATTGTCCAGACTATTTATCCATTCAAGAAAAAGCACTTATTGCTTCAAGATTATATGCAAGTAGTATGATGGATATCATAAATAATATTATGCAAAGTAATGATGTTGAAGAAGATGAGTACATAGATAAAATAGCAGAAGGATTAAATAGTTTTAGTTTAGATATGGTTAAAGTTATATTAAATGGTGCACATAATTGTATCAGACAATGTGAGGATTTACCACCTGAAAATATTGAATGTAGTATACATACATATTCAGTATATCAAAAAGTTGGTAATAAAAATTTATATGGACCTGAACAAACACTACATTCTGATGACTTAAATATATTGGACCCATTACAAGCTGGGTATTCATTTATATTAGATGTTTTAGAGAATATGCTACAATTTGAACAAAAACCTAAAGTTAAAGAACTTTTAATAGAAAGTATTACAGCTATACTTAAAGATTGTTTGGATTTTATAGATGAATATGAAATAGAGCAAGAATAATTTTAAATTATTCTTGTTTTTATTTTATAAATTAAGTAAAATATTAGAGAGGTAGATTTTTTTTGTTTGCCTTAATAAATTTGTAGGAGGTAAGATATACGATGCAAATTACTAAGAAAGACATTATACAAAAATTGTATGAAATTGAAGAAAAAACTGGGGAAAAAGTAGGTAGAGAGGTACAAAAGGTAGTAAGAAGCGAAAATATACCGATAGATGTAATAAGATTAATAAATGATTATGATAAAGACTTCTTGAAAATATATGATACCTACAATATTATATATAATTCCAGAAATAAAAATCCACTGTATAGAAATTTAAGAAATAAAGATTTGGAAATACCTGAATTAGCTATAGCTTTAAGTTCTTTAGTTACTAAAATATTAATATCTTGTAGTAAGATTGCTGATGAGAAAGAGAGACAATTATTTGCTACTGCTATGGGAATAGAAGAGTTAAATGATGCTATAGATGACTACATTTTAAATGATGATGCCATTGCACTAGTACAATGTGGTAAACAAGTAAGAGAATTACTTCAATTATTATATACAAATTAGGGGGTTTATATATGTATATGTTTATATTATTTATAATATTTATTTATATAACTACAGGTATAATTAAAAATATATTATATATTATTGACTACTGTGACAGGAAAACAGAAAAACAAAATGAAGAATTAAAACAAAGATTAAGAAAATTAAGCTAGGAGGAATTAATTAATGGGAATGTTTGATAGATTAAGAGAAAGCATTTTTAGAGTTAGAGCTGTACCTAAACAAACTCCTGAGGATGTTACAACATTTACAGATGAGCGTAATAGTTTAACTACTAGAATAAATGAAGCAATTGATGCAGGCAAACGAATTGATTTAACTGAACTTCTTAGTATAACAACACTAAAAGGTAACAGAAATCAAAAATATGCTGCATTTGAAGAAATGGTAGCAGATGGTAGAATAGGTGCGGCTGTTGAAATGTATGCAAATGATGCTGTTCAGTATAATCACGATGGTAAAGTTGTATGGGCTGAAAGTTCTAATACAGATGTAGCAAAATATGTTAATAAATTATTAGAAGACTTAAACATACCTGAAAATTTATGGTCTTGGGCATATTGCTTATGTTTGTATGGCGATGTGTATCTTGAAACATTTGATAATACATCTTATAGAGGTACTAAACCAACTTTATTAGTTGAGCCTACAAAAGTAAATCCTAGTGTTAGAACTCAAGTGCCTATTGAAGGAGCTAAACTTGAGAGATATGTTGAAAAAGTGCCAAATCCAGCAGAAGTATATGATTTACAATTTAAAGGTAAGACATCTGGATTTATTAGAAGTGTTAATGATGATTTACAAAATACATTTGATAATAATACATATTTGTACTCTGGGATGACTACAGATATAAATATATTAAGTCCTACTAAATATGTTCATATTTGTCTGTCGCCAAATATAAATAGATTTCCTGAAAAATTTAGGTTAATCAAAGAGACTGAAGCTGAAAAAACAGATGACAAAGGTAGAATTGATGTTAGTAATACCGAAGGTTCTGCTGGTGGAAGTTCTTTGTCTTTTACAGTAAAGACAGGTCAATCAATACTAGAAAATGTATATGGTGCATATCAAACACTTAAATTAAAAGAAGAAAGTGTTTTATTGGAGAGAGTAACAAAATCATCTATCACAAGAGTAATACAGGTTGAATTAGGTGATTTGCCAGAAAGTCAAAAGAAACGAAAATTAACAGAAATTAAACAACAGATAGAACAACAACTTATCTTAAATAAACAAGCAGGTTCTATCCAAAGTAGAAGTGGTGCACAACCTATAGAAAACATTATATATACAACTACTAAAAATGGTAAAGGAGCTATAAGCACAGTTAACATTGGTGGAGATGTTGACATTGGAGATTTAGCTGATGTCGAAGATAGTGAGAATAAAGTATATGGTTCTTTATTAGTACCAAAGGCTTTACTAGGTGCTGATATGGATGGTAGTGGATTATCTAATGGTGGCTCATTAACAGAAATGAATACAACATATGCTAGACGTATAAAAAGAATACAAGTTGCACTATGTTCAGGAATAAGAACATTAGTAAATATATTTGCATTGGCTGAGGGTCTTGGTGAAAATGTCATAGGAAATTTTGATATAAAACTAACTCCTATTATTACAGTTGAAGATAATAGACGTGATGAATTAATGCAAAATAAAATCAGAAATGTTAATGATATGCTTAGTCTTGTACAAAATATTGAAGCTATTGATGATACAACTAAATTAAATATGATAATAGAGTGGTTAAGTTCATATTTAAATCAACAAGATATTGTTGATATATTAAATGAAAGAATAAAAGAACTTGATGAAGAGGATAAATCTATTGATGAAATGGATGACAATGATGATAAACCATCAGATATGTCTAGTGGAGGAATGCCACCACATTCTTTGGGAGCTCCAGATATAAATATCAATAATATAGAAACAGATGATACTACACCTGAAGCAGAAACAGGTGAAGAAACATCAGCTCCAGAATTAGCCCCACAAGTTGATTTAGCTGATATAGAAGGACAAGATTTAGTATAATTTAGATGATACCGACACAAATGTTGGTATCATTCTTTTTGAATTGTAAAATATTAATGGAGATGATTTATATGGCACAAAATACTTGTTTAAATTGTACTAAAAGATATAATGGATGTCACAGTTTTTGTGAGGACTACAAGCTATATAAAGGGTATCTAGATAGAATTAGAAAGAAAAAAGAGTTAGAACAAATAGTTCCAACTCATAGTAAAAGGAGAAGGGTATATGGAAGAAAATAATTTAAAAGAACAAGTACAAAAAGTAGTAGACCAATTAACTATAGTAAAGGATGAATTCATTAAAAACAAAGAAGAACTTGCTGTATCTATAAGAAAAGATGTAGTAGTGGCTGAATTGAGAGGCTTATTAGATATACATAAAGACTATAATTCTTTATGTAATGCAATAAGGGTATATATAGAAAATTTATTAAACTTGGAGTAGTAGTAAATGGATATTAATAACAAAACAACATATAATAGATGTATATGTGAATGGTGTACAAAGAAAGATATATGTGATAAAGATAGGTTTATTGTAAATAATGTTTATGACAAGATATCTATGCGTTGTGCTAGTTATGAATATAATAGAATTCCAGAAAAAATTATTTAAATTTAATAATTTGTTGAAAAATTAGTTTCGATTTGAGGTATACTATATTAGGAGGTAAACTTAAATGGGAACTAATTATTTTTTAATTCGTAAGCAAGATAATGCTGTTGCAAATAAACTATGGGATGCTAGAAATGTGGTTATAAATAATACAAATTTTGTTACACTTCTAGAACCAATCATTAAAGAGCTTTTTAAAGAGCCTATTAGAATTGCAAATGAAAACAATTTTGATATAATACAAAATAGATTTGATGATGGATTGCACGAAACTATACAGCGTTTAGCATCTTATATCCAATATGATTTAAGCTATGTATTCGACATCAGAGAACATAGAGGTGTACATATTGGTAAAAGTTCAGCTGGATGGTTGTTTAATTTTCAAGACCAAGATATAGTACAAGATGATGTACATATTAAGTGGCACTCATATGAAGATGTTATGTCATTTTTAGAAGAGTGGGTAGAAAATAAAAAGATATTTACTATCATAGATGAGTATGATAGAGAAATATCATATCCAGAATTTAAAGATTTTGTGGATACAAAACAATCAGACCCACATAATTTAGAGAACCCTGATAATTTTACATATAGTCGTAATGTTAATGGGTATAGATTTAGTGAAGGAGATTTTAGTTAGGAGGTATTTAAATGATAGAATTATCACAAGAACAATTATTAGCTTTACACGAAAAAGCAAAATTAATAGAATTAAAACCTGTAATATCATCTAATATAGGTGGTATGGGGTATGACCCTGAAAATAAATTACTTAAAGTGGCATTTAAAACAAAAACAGGTAGTAATGTATATTTATATGAAGGTGTAGAACAAGAAATATATGATAGTTTATATCAAGCTGAAAGTATTGGTAAAAAATTAAATGAAAGTATAATAAGACAAAAAGATAAATATAATTATATTAAATTATAAATTATTGCACTCTAATTTAACTGAAAATAAAATTTAAGACATTTAAAGTTGATTAGAGTGTAATTTTATTAAATTACAAATTTGGAGGTTTAAAATGGATTTAAAGTTTAATAGATTACTTATAATGGATTTTTCGCACGCACTGCATCGTTCCATTGCACAACCAAATTTATGGGAAATGCGAGATAGTTATGGCAGACGTACTGGTGGTATATACGGTTCAATGAATACACTACTTAAAGAAAGTTCAACATACAACTATTTTCCAGTAGCAGTATTTGATGGTCATTTATCACAAAGAAGATTATCCATATATGATAATTATAAAAGACATAAGGATAAATTATTATTAACAGAAGCTGTAAATAATATGACAGAGCTGGAATTATTACAACAAGAACAAAGAGCTGAATATAACACACAAAGAGAAATAGTTAAAGATTTATTGAGTGCATTTGGTATACCTGTAATACATTTAGAAGATTGGGAAGGGGATGACCTAATATATATTCTAACAAAATTATCTAAAGATAGTATTATAGTATCTGATGATAAGGATATGCTACAAATGATTTGTGATACACCTGAACGTAGGTGTAGGGTACGCAGAGGTATGAGAGATGAATTTTGGGATATAAATACTTTAAAAGAAAAAGGTATAGACCAAAATGAATTTATAGCTTGTAAAGCAATAGTAGGTGACCCATCGGATAATATACCAACAGCTTGTTTTGGTGTTGGTGAAAAAACAGCATTAGGTTTATATAAATTATATTGTGAGTGTACAGAGCAAGGTACACCATTTCCAATGGATGAAAAACAATTAGCTTTTTGTAGTAAAACGTTTAATACACCAAAAAGAAAAGCTTATCTAAATTTTGATGAAAATCAATTTTATACAAATGTATTATTGATGGATTTAAGATTGGTAGAAAATGATATTAATGATACTGTTATAGAACAAATAAGTAATTGTATCACTGAAAGGGAAAAATATTTTGATACAGATGATGCTCGTGCAATTTTAAATAGTTTAAATATAGAAACGTTTAATACGACTGGACTTATTAATAACATAAATAGAACCAAACCATTTATATTTATAGACAGCTATAATCCAGATGAAAAAATTTTAGATACAACAACACCACTAATTGGAAGACTTTTCTAAAATTCTAAAAAATATTTTCATAAAAATTTAAAAATTAGTATTGACATCTAAAAAATATTATGATATAAAATTTTATAACAAATAATTATATTGCCTTACCGATATTGGTAATATAATTCATATGAGATAAATCAAGTAAGTTACTTGGAGCTGTTGAAAGAAAACCAGCTTAACTTAAAGTTGAAATAATAACTCGGGGTTTATACAGTATTAAAATTACGGTAAGATTTAAATACTGTATTGCACAGGGAAGTGAGTTGTGCCACTTCAATAAGAAAAACCCTCTAAGAGACCGTTAGATGGAAAGCTGTTCACTATTGTGGAACAGCTTTTAATTTTTTCATCAAGGGGTTTTCAAGAAAAAGGGTTCTTCCCTTCTCCCCTTGCAACCCCTTAACCCAATTCCCAAAAAGAACAACCCCCAGCAGCAGGAGCTGTACATATTATTTGTTAACATAAAATGTTAACAAATAATTACCATCCCTAATCTTCTTTATCAATATATTAAATCTTTACTAAAAATCCCATCTAATCATATTACTATCCTTTTTAGTGTTGTTGTCATTGCACTAAAGTGCAATGACCCTACCCCCAATTCCGATTTACCCCCTCCCATAAATTAAACTAAGATTAATTTTATTTAGATATTTACAAATTTTAAATTCTATGATAAACTATGTTAGAGGTATATAAAAAATTATTCAGGGAGTTGATTAATTTGGATAGAAATTTTGAATTAAGTGATTATCAGAAAAATATAATAAATTTTGTTAGAAATCAACAAGGTAATTTATTAGTAGATGCAAAAGCAGGTAGTGGTAAAACATCAACATTAATTATGATAGCAGATGAATTAACAGCTAAGGGAAATAAATGTCTTTTCTTAGCCTTTAATAAACACATAGTAGAGGAGTTACAACAGAAAATAAAAAGTCCTGATTGTTTAATTAAAACTGTGCACAGTTTAGGATACACATTTATTAGGTCATATTTATACAAGAAGCATAATACTAATTATAATTTAGAAGTAGATACATCTAAGTTAAGAAATCTTGTTAAGGAATATTATGATAAATATTTTAGACCTAGAGTAGACTTATATAATGCAACAGGTGTGTGGGATGAAGCTGATTTAGATTTGTTAAAATCATCTCAACTAGAAATAGAGATGTCTACAAAAAAGTTGGACACAGATGAATTAAAGGAATTACATAATGATTTGATATCGGATTTTGTGGGTTTATGTAATTTCTGTAGATTGTATAATGTTAATTATAAAATGGATGGTGCATTAGAAGGACTTGTTGATAAATTTTGTTGGCATTTGGAACAATATATATCAGATGTTTTATCCGATTATCAAGATTTAGTGATAGCTGTTATTGATAAAACTAAAGAATTATTTGAAAATCCAGAGGTAGGACCAGATGGTACACCTCATTATTTAGTTGATTATACAGATATGATATATTTTCCAGTTTATTATGATATGAGTGTGCCATATAGTATAAAGAGTTTTTTAGATACAATTATGGTTGATGAATGTATTCCAGCAACACATTTCGTAGAAACTGAAAATGGTAAAATGATATTTAGAGAGTTAAAAAGAAGGGTTGACAAAGGAGAGCAAATTAAAGTTAAAACATTTAATGAGAGTACAAAACAATTTGAGTATAAAGATGTTATAAGTGTTATGGATAAAGGTGTTAAACCTGTATATGAAATTATTACGAGTGGTTTAAATAAGATACAAGCAACAGATAATCATCCTTTTATGACACAGAACGGCTGGAAACAATTAAAAGATTTAATTATCGGAAAAGATTATTTATATTTGGATAAACCAACCAATCAAAAAACTAAATACATTCCTAATGATGACCAACTGCAGCTTATATTAGGTTCTGCATTAGGTGATGGTTCATTACAAAAAGTAAGTGACAATGATTACGAATTTAGAATTAAATTTACACATAGTGATAAACAAATAAATTATCTAAAATTTAAACAAAAATTGTTAGGTTGTAAAGAACCTTACATCTTAAAAAGTGGATATACACAGAAAAATAATATTTTTACAACTAGCTCAAAAGTATTTTTATTACCATATAAATCTAAAATTGATTTTATAAAACATTTAGATTTAAGGGGTTTAGCAATTTTATATATGGATGATGGTAGTAAAATATCTAAAAGTGAATATAATGGTACACGTATTAGTTGTAATAGTTTCACTTTAGAGGAGACCAATGCTTTAATTAATAAACTTAAAGAGTTTGGTGTAAATAGCACGAATATTCCACATAAAGGTAGTACTAAAACGTATAATGAGTTACATATTAATAGTGAAAATACTGAAATATTTTTCAAAAAAATTGCACCATATATGCATTTTGATTGTTATTATAAAAATCCATTATCAACAGGAGATTATAGTTGGAATAGTAATTGGAATTCTTTTGGAGGCAATATAGTAAAATCTATAAAATATGTTGGAGAACAAAAAGTGTTAGATATGGAAGTTAAAGATAACCATAACTTTTTAATATCTAAGTGTAATCAAAAAGGTGGCTCGTCTATTCTGGTACATAATTGTCAGGATTTAAGCATTTTACAACAAAAGTTTGTACAAAAACTTAGAACTAATTTTAACAGGTTTATATTTGTTGGTGATAAATATCAATCAATTTATCGGTTTTGCTGGTGCTGATACTCACGCATTGGAAAAATTAGATGAAACATTTATATTACAACACCTTCCATTAAATATTTGTTATAGATGTCCTGAGAATGTAATAAGAATAGCACAGGATATTGTTCCAACAATAGAGTGGAATACAAACAGACCAGATAAAGGTGTAGTTGAGTTTGTAGATATGCAATATGTTTATAAAAATATAAAGCCAAATGAAGTTTTAGTTGGGCGTAAAAATAAAGATTTAGTGCAAATTTATAGAAAATTTGTATTAGATTTAAAAAAGCCTGTGAAATTTAGGAATAGAGAACTTGTAAACACATTGGTTAATAATATAGAAAAAGTAATGGTTGAATATATGAAATTGTACTCTAAAGGACTAAATATAGATAAACCATTGGAGGAACATATGGCTCAGTTTATTCAAGATACTGGATATACAAAAGGAACAGAACTTTATGATAAAGAGTACGAAGATTTTGTTAAAAAATTAAGGGATGAAAATACAGGAAAGTCAGATAGAGTTGCAAGGTCAAATAAAACTGTATCATATCTAGTTAAATGTATGAAAGAATATAAGGAACTAGGAGCATATGGCAAGGAACAGGATGACCAATTAACAGAATTTTATGATATCATAATGGACTTTATAAATGAATTCAATAAGGTTTCATCAAAAATCTTAGTGGAGGATTTGAAGTTCTATATTAAATCATTTTTGTCTGGCTCAATGTATGATAATGTTCCTATTATTAGTAGTGTACATTCTATGAAAGGTGGAGAAGCAGATACATTATATATTTATAATTATCCAGCATTTCCATATAAGATAGGAAGACATATGAGTAGTGATGATGAACAGCAAGAGTTAAATCTTCAGTATGTTGCAATAACTAGAGCCAAGAAGAATTTGTATTTAGTTAAATTGGATGATGACGATGAAAGATGTATGAAAATGGATTTAGAATGCAAGGCTAAAATAGATTATCTATTAAATAAATAAAAAATTTAATTAATTGAATAAAATTTAAGTGGTAAATGAGGTATATTATATTAGAGGGTATGTGATAGGAGGAATATAATATGAAAATCTTACTTTACAGTGATGTGCATATAAGTAAGACCAGCTCAATTTTACCACTTAATTTTTTGTCTTCAAAATTTTCATTTAGACAAAATATGATAATTGAGACTGGTAAATATTTAGCAAATTTGGCTGATGAATATAAAGTTGATATGATTATTAACTTAGGGGACACTTTTGATGTGCACACAGTTACTAGTTATGATATAGTTACTGCTAGTGAATTTTTTAAGTGTTTTAGATATTTGAGCGTACCACATCTTGTAATCGTTGGAAATCACGAAATGATAAATAGTGATTTTAATGCAGTAGAGATATTAAGTAATATAGATAATATTACAGTTATAGATGAACCTTGTAGAACAGGTGTATCTACACTTTTAAAAGCTGATGGTTCAGAACCAATTAACTTAGCTTTTTTACCATACTGCAACTATAAAGATATAATAGAATTTCCTGAAGGAGATTTCTTATTTAGTCACCAAGACATACAAGGAAGTGTTATAAGAGGGGTAACTACATTAACAGATGGTATTGCTACAGATGCACTAAAACAGTATAAGTTAGTATTTAATGGACACATACATAAGCCAAGTATAATGGGTAATGTAGTTAATGTTGGTAGTGTTACAACACATAGTTTTGCAGATGATGAGTTGGCTGTGCCACAATGTTATATATTTGATACAACTAATTTAAACTTAACAACATTTAAGCCAACTATATGTCCTTTATTTAGAAAACTTGAAATTAATAATACACAGGAATTATTAAGTAAGTTAAGTAACCTAGATAAAAATTATAAATATATAATTAATTGCGTGTGTCCTTTTGATATTAAAGAAGATGTTAAACAAATTTTAATAAATAGTGATGTAGTATTAAATCATAGGATAAATACTAAAGTTGATGCAAATGAGGATAGGGATAAAAAAGATGATATGATTTTACAACAATCTAATTTAGATATTAAGAAGGCATTTAAAGAATTTTTAAATACAGTAGAGTTAAAATATCCTAAAGAACTATATCTAAATATTATAGAGGAGGTGAATAATAATGTCAAAGAATGATAAATTTCCAGATTTAACAGATGTATCACCTTATAAGCTTGATGATATACCAGTACAGAAAAAGCTGTCAGATGAATTACAATATAAAATAGAAGAACATCGGTAATTTATGTAATGCTCTAAAACATCTATATGCAACAAAAAATGCAGATTATGGTGACAGTATGCATCCATTATTTAATGAGTATGGTTTGACAGCTTTTTTGGTTTTATTTGAAATTAAAATAAATAGAATAAAATCATTAAAAGATAAGAGTGAAAGAAATTATGAAAGCTTAGAAGATAGTTTAGCAGACCTTGCAAATTATGCACTGATTGCTATAACAGAAATAAGAGCAAAAAAACATTTTGAACAAGAGAAAGCACTCAAAGAATATGAAGATGCAAATTGGGGGAAGTAGTGTATGAATATAAGGTTTGATAGAATTGATATAGAAAATTTTAGAAGTATTCAACGTGCAAATATCTGCTTGTCTAATCAAGGCACTGTTATTGTTAAAGGTATTAATGAATATGAAGATAAAGCTACAAGTAATGGTAGTGGAAAATCAAGTGTATTTGAAGCTATAGTATTTGCTTTATTTGAAGAAACATCAGCAGGAGAGAAGGATGTAGCTAATCGTATAATAAATAATGGATATAGTGTAACATTATATTTTAGTATAGATGGAGACAATTATGTTATATCGAGGACATCATCTGGAAGTAAATCAACAGTAATAATACATAAGAATGATATAGATATATCAGCTCGAAATAAGACAGATACAAATAAGCTGATACTAGAAATATTAGGTATAAATAAAAGTATATTTTTGGATAGTATCTTTTTATCACAAAATGCTAATACAAATTTAGCATCATTAACACCCACAGCTAGAAAAGAAAGATTAGAAATATTAACCAACACAGATTATACCATAAATAAATTTAAGGAAGAATTGAAGCAGTTACAGGTTCAATATGAAGCAAATTGTATACAAGCTCAAATGGAAATAACAAAGTTACACGGTAAAGTAGAAAGTTTAAATAAGCAAGAAATAGATTTAAATAAGAAAATAGATGATATAAATAGGGAGAACGAGAGATTATTAGGCTTAGGTAATATAAATGATATTGAAGCTGAAATAAATTCAACAGAAAGTAATTTAGAAAGTGTTAAACAATTATTAATAGATTATGATAATAAAATTAGTTTGATAGATGATGAAATAGTAAAGATAAGAAATGAAGAAGATGAAATCAATAAAAAATTGTTAGAATATGAAAAGGAAAACAGTATTATCCAACAACAATATAACGAACATAGTAGTAATATAAGTCAACAACATACAATGATAAATATGAAAAACCAATCTATAGCTAAAAATGAAAAATCAATTGAAAATATTAAGAATAGTGATAAATGTCCAACTTGTGGTAGAAAATATGAAGATATTAATGAAGAACATATACAAGCAACAATTGCTGAATTTCAAGTCGAAATTAATAAATTGTTAGATGAAATTGAAGAACATAAAGGAATAATTTTAGATGAACAGTCTAAACAAGAGGATTTAAAAGTAAATCAGATGTCTTTGAGTGATGCTATGGGTGATATACAACAGAAGTTGAATGATGTTAAAGTTAGAGTAGCTGAGCAAAATAATATAAAATCCCAATTAAACAAGGATAAGATGTTACAACAACAAACACAAAATACCCTACAGAACAGTTTAACATCATTAAGAATACGTAAAGATGAAATTCTAAAATCTCAAAAGGTAAGTACTGAAGAATTTACAAAAATGATAGAGGATATACATAAACAATTAATAGCTATTGCAGAAGAACAAGCCAAATATCAAGAAGAATATAATAAAAACAATAGTTATATAGATGTGATAAAGAGCTGTATACAAATGGTTACAAAGGAATTCAGAACATATCTGTTACAAAATAGTATACAGTATTTAAATAAATTATTGAATATGTATTCCAAATCATTATTTAGCAATAGTAGAGATATAATTATGATTAGTGGCGACGATGCTAAATTAGATATAAAATTAGGTGATGCTTCATATGAAAGTCTTAGTGGTGGAGAACGTACAAGAGTAAATATAGCATTACTGCTAGCACAAAAATCACTAGCCAATATAGTAGGTAACATTAGTTGTAATATTATAATACTAGATGAAATATTAGGATATTGTGATAGTCAAGCTGAGGAGAATGTAATTGAATTAATATCAAAAGAATTAGAAAATTTGGAAAGTATTTATATGGTAAGTCATAAAGAAATACCGATTGGGTATGATACTCAGTTGGTTATCGTAAAGGACAAAGATGGATTAAGTCGAGTTAGAGAATATTAAAGTGTTAAGGAGAGTGAACTGTTTGGATAAAAATTTTATGTGGCTTGTTCTAGTACAGCTATTAATTATAGCAATTATAGTTATTATTAAGGTTATATTAAATTATTATGAGCAAAAGAAGATAGATAAAATTTTAAATTATTTCGATAAAAGAGCAAAAGAAAATGAAACTGAAAAACAATTTAAAATGTGTTTAGAAATGTTAAGACAAAATAGAAGTAAAGTAGAAAGGTAGAGATTGTAATGATTAGATTTGAGTTTACAGGAATTTTAAAAGAAGCAAGTGAGGGTGGTCCATATAGAAGATTACCAGAAAGAAGCACAAAGGCAAGTGGGGGTTATGACTTCTATAACCCAGAAAAAGTAGAGATAGAACCTCATACAATGAAGTTAGTTAAGACAGGGATTAAAGCACAATTTCCAGAAGATATGACATTAAAGTTATATAATAGAAGTTCTAACCCTAAAAAGAAAGGTGTATTTTTAGCAAATGGTGTTGGAGTTGTAGATGCAGATTATTATGAAAATTCTGATAATGATGGTGAAATTGGATTTATGTTTTACAATTTCACGGATAATACAACAGTATTTGAAGCAGGAGATAAATTAGGACAAGGTATATTTGAAAAGTATTATACTGTAACTGATGAAGATGAAATAACAACTGAGAGAACTGGACGGTTTTGGTAGCACTGGAAATTAATGAGGTGATATTATGGATGAAAATATAAAATTGAAAAAGCCGTACCCACTTTGGAAATTGGAGTATGAAGAAATTGAAAGCCGAGGAGAAGCTGTAGGTACATATAATGTGTGTGTAAAAGTTGATAAATATACAGATTGGATTGAGTTATATAGTACATTTTCTGAACCTTGGGCTAAAATAGCTTTAAAAAGATTACAGGATATATTTGATATATATGTATTTAAATGGTTAACTACAGAAGAAAATAATCCAGCTATGTTTGAAGTAAACGACCAAGTGTATAAAACAACATATGTATTTCCTTATCAAAGTTGTATTTGTGGTAAGCAGATTGAAGGAAATCATAGATATGGAGAATTTAGAGTTGATGATATAAAATTTGATTATGTTAGGGACTTGATATTTTTTTATAAAAAAGGTACAGTATTAGTAAAGTGCAATCAAGTATTTTTAGATGGGGAACTTATTATGACAAGTAAATTATTAAGTGATGTGTGTAGTATGATAGGACAAAATGTAGATTTATTAGATAGTGACCCATCCAAATTAATTAAATATATTAAAGATAGATACAATGATGTTAATGAATATACTTGTGAGGGTTATAGTGCATATAATTTACAAGAAAATTAGTAGGGGGTTTATTATGGCAAAAGTTACATTTGAATTTGATGATATAGAGGATAATGATGATGTGAAATTGGTTGTAGATAGACATAAATTAATATGTCTAATATATGATATACAAGATTTATATAGAAGAATATATAATGGAAAATTAAATGATGATGAGTATATAACAGTAAAAGATGGTAAAGTTTTAACTGAAGATGATTATAAAAAATTTCAAGATGCAGGAGAATATCCTGTAAAAGATACTAAGGAATATATAGATAGTGATTTTATAGAAAATGAATTAGGTAGAGCATTAGATAATGTACAACATTTAATAGATTAGGAGGAATTATATTATGGGTTTAGTTAGTTTTGCAGAAAATGAACTGAAATTATTAGAAGATATATGTAAAAATGATGAGGAAGCTCTTAATATGCAAAAAACTGTAACAAAGGATGTTATGCAAATTGTGCAAATATTCACAGAGCAAGCACATAGTGGATTTTCAAGTGCATATATTTTAGATTTATTAGAACGTTTATTACGATATAAACCATTAACACCTTTAACAGGTGATGATGATGAATGGGAAGATTGTTCTCAGTTTGGTATAAATGATTTACAAAATAAAAGATGCCCTGCAGTTTTTAAAAGACCAGATGGTACAGCATATTGGGTTGAGGGAAAAATATTCTCAGATGATGGTGGTAAGAGTTGGTATACAAGTGCTGACAGTCACGTTGATATACAATTTCCATTTAGTGTGCCTTTACATAGTGAGAACATATATGTAGAGCCATCATCAAAGGAGGTAGTTGATGAAGAAAAATGATTTGGAAATTGTAATAGAAACTTTAAATGACCTTAAATTAATTTCAAATAAATTAGATTATAATACATCAACAGCCATAAATAAAAGGTTAATGACAATAATACCTTTACTAGAAAAAGAATATGATAGGCTAGATACCGAGAAAATAAAAATTAATAGTCCCAAGATTATGTTAGTAAGTACACAGGATATAGAGGATACATCTATGTCTTTAACAGATTTTGTGAATAATCTAATGGAGGATTTAATAGAAAAAGGATATAAAATAATTGATTTTGGAGTAGCGACAAGTACTCCAACAATGATTATGTATATTAAATATACAGATTAAATTAAGGTGTTTTGTGGGTAATTTAGAAAGGAGTAATAAATGCAGTATTATATTAAAATTTTTAATAAAACAACAGGTGAACTTGTTGGATATTATAAAGAAACTGGTATGACCTGTATAACTAAATTACCTAAAGGTATGAAGTATTTTAATAATAAAGCTGATGCTTTAGACAAAGTTTTAGATATGGATGAAGGATTTATACGAGATAAAGATGGTAAATATTATGTGGGTCACGCAGTTGTATGCGGGGATAGCACACGAGAGCCATCTAAAAGTATTTATAGAAATAATAGATTGGAGGATGATGATTATGAAAGTGCAATTGATGCCTTTATACGACAAAATCGTGGTAGAAATAGACGATAAGCAAGATATAAAATCTGCTACTGGTTTAACATATACTAAAGATATGAGTATATCTAAAAATACCACAATGGTAGGTAAAGTTGTTGCTGTAGGTGATGGTAGATTATTACAAGATGGTACAATAATACCTTTAGTTGTCAAAGTTGGAGATAGGGTAGTATATTCAAAAATGCAAGGTGAAAACTATAATGATGGTGAAAAAGATTATACAATATTATCAGAAAGTTGCATAATAGCTATATTAAAGGAAGAGGATTAATATGATGGAAATTACAAGTATAAGAATAAAGAAAAACCACAAACAAAATGGTGGTGTAATAGGAATTGCAAGTATTGGATTAGATAATTGTTTAATAATTCATAACATAAAGTTATTACAAAACAATGGTCAAAGGATGGTTGCATTTCCTAGTAGTAAAATTAAAAAATTTAGTTATAAAGATGGTAAATATGAAGAAAGATTTGAATATTCTGATTTAGTACATCCATCTAATACAGATTTTAGAAAATATATAGAAGATGAGTTATTTAAAGTATATGATATGGAGGTAAGCAATGAGCAAAGAAATTAAGTATGGAAATGATGGAATAGTAAGGGGAATAGACACAGTTGCAAATATAGTAAAAACAACTGTAGGACCTAAAGGTAGAAATGTATTAGTAAGAAATCAAATAAGTGCACCTATAATTACAAATGATGGTGTAACAATAGCCAAATCAATTGAATTAAAAGATAATACAGAAGATGCTGGTGCACAACTAATAATTCAAGCTGCAAAGAAAACAAATGATGTTGCAGGAGATGGAACTACAACAACTACAATATTAGCACAAGAAATGATACATCAATTTAATAACTTAGTTAAAGATGCAGAAAATGGTTCATTTAATGTAGTACAAATACAAAAAGAAATGTTAAAAGCAAGTGAAGATATTAGTGAATATTTAAAATCAGTAGCAATACCTGTAACAGATATTGAAAGTATTGAAAAAGTTGCAACTGTTTCAAGTGGTAGTGCAGAAACAGGTAAGCTGATAGCTAAAGCATTTGAGAGTGCTGGAGAATATGGTAGTGTTATTGTTGAAGATAGTAAAACAGGTATGGATAATTTAGTATCAATACAAGGTATGAAATTAACTAATGGAAGTGTAACCCCATTTTTATTGAAAGATAGAAAAACAGGTAAATCAGATATGATGGATGTTAGTGTATTGGTAACAAAGGATAAAATTGATAGTGTTACAGATATGTTCAAGGTATTAGATGAATGTATAAATGCTAATAAAAAACTATTAGTAATATGTGATGATATTGAATTTGAACCATTAAATATGATATTAGCTAATAAGGCTAGAGGTATTCCAGTTGATGTATCGATAATTAGATTACCAGCTTTTGGTGAATTAAGAGAACAGTTAGTTGAAGATATATGTATAGCAACTGGTGCAACTTTAATGGGCAGAGATATTAGCAGAACTTTAAAAGATTTTACATTAGATTATTTAGGTGAAGCAGAACAAGTAACAGTAACGATGGATGACAGTGTTATAAAATTTAAAGATGTGTCATCTACCGGTGTTAATTTAATGGGTGCTAGACAAGAAAGAGTTTCAGAATTAATGGAACAACAAAAGAAAGTTAGCACAGACCAACAAGAACAATATAATAGGCGTATATCTAATTTAATAAGTGGTATATCTATACTTGAAGTTGGAGGTAACTCTGATGTAGAAGTAGCAGATAGAAAACTTAGAATAGAAGATGCTATAAATTCAGTACAATCAGCTATGGAAGAAGGTATTGTAGCTGGTGGTGGTTATAGCTTTTTATCAGCAGTTATAAAAGTATCAGAAGAAAAAAGAAACGGTACTGCTGGTGAAAAAATAGTATATGATGCTCTACCTGCTGTAACAAGACAAATAGCTGAAAATGCTGGTTTTGATGGAGAATTAGTTTTAGCTAATTGTTATAATAAACATTTAGGGTTTAATGCACTTACAGGTGAATATGAAGATTTAGTTAAATCTGGTGTTATAAATGCTGTTAAAGTAGATAGATATAGTTTAATTAATGCAACATCAGTAGCATCTACAGTAATAACAATGGGTGGAAGTATTGTTGAAGAAAATGAACCTGAAAATAATATACTACAATTACAAGCACCGATGACAAGTTTGATGTAGTATTGATGAATTGAGGTAGATGTTATGGGAGAAGAACCAAAATATATTAGATGCAAAAGATGTAATAGAGTATTAAAAAGTGAAAATGCTCAGTATAGAGGTTATGGAGAACATTGTTGGAAAATTTATATGCAAGAGCAACAATCAAGAAATACTTTATTTGACCTGAGTAATAAGGAGGTTAAAGATGAACATTAATATATCTGTATTTATTATAATTTTTGGAATTATTTTTATATTTTTACTTTTAGTTTTGTTAATTTTATGCTATATTAAATATAAAGGAGTTAAAAATTTGTATGAACAAGATAAGTCAATTTGGCTATTTACTAAAAATAAGTTTTCACTAATTGAAAGCCATTTTAGGGAATATAAAGAAGGTAAAAATCCTTTTACAGTTCTCAGAGATATAGGTGAGGTAATATATGCAGGTATATTACCTACAAAAATAAATAAGGATAATAATGCCAAAGAGTAATAAAATAACTCCAAGTATAATATTAACAATAAATACACATAATTATTTAAATATACCCATAATTATAACAGATAAAATTGGTACAATATTATATATGACAAATGTAACAAAAATAGGTTCAAATTACAGTATACGAAAAAATATAATTAATACAATTGATACATTATGCAATGAATATAACATAGATACAATAATATTAGAACAAAGTAAGTTGTTTTTAGATAAAATAGATAGATTTCCAGACCCATATGTTATGCGTAACATAACACTTGAGTTTGGTATACAGATAGCAATTGAAGATGCATATTGGAATAAATTTGTTATTTTGTCATTTGCTGAATATGAGTGGAAACAAGAAGTTCTAGGTAAGTTTAAAGCAAAGTATGCCATTGATTTATATAAATCACATATATTACACAGAGGTGATATACCTAAAAAGCAACTTATTATCATAGATGAACAAAATTATTATGAAGCTGTTTGTTTAAGTGAATGTGTATTATCTGATAAATTGATGAATAAAAAGTATCAGGTAAACAAAGGAGATTAGTAAGTTGAAGAAGGATGAATTAAGTAGAAAAATAAACAAAGTTTTGAATGAAAAAGAAACTTTTTTATTAAGTTTGATGATGTTAGTTCATATGCGTGATGATGATAAGTATAAAGACATATCGGAGTTGATATTTTTATTTGATAATTATGATGGTTTTAAGCAATTTATAAAGTACTATGAAGGACATACTATAAATGTTCCTACAGTTAAAGAGGTGAAGGGTGCTTTAAGGTTATTGAATTTATTTCAAAAAGTTTATATAGACCAGAAGGATTTTGATGATACTTATGGTCAATTAAAGCTTTATGATTTAGGATTGACTAAAGAGTATTGTAGTGGTGAATTGGAAAGGTTTAAAAAATATTTACAAGATGATGGTGCAGAAACACTTAAACAACTTAGAAAATTATCTAAATTAAAGTGATGGTTTGAGATGAAGATAAAAAAATTTAGAACCAGTTCAGCTACAATAGATTATATAATTGCTGATTTTACATTGAATAGAATATCAAATAAAGATTTATGTTTTATGAAGTGTGTTAGTGAAAGAATTACACGATTAAATAATGAGTATAATGAGAAGGTTGATAAAATTTTGAATTTTATTATAATGCACTGTAATTATAGTAATTTACCTATAGATATTATATCTAGATTAATATATTCATTATCTAAAGTAACTAATGCATTATCGAAGGGAATTTTAGCTATAATTAAGGAGAATTGATGTTATGCTTTTAGTAAAATATACAAAGCTAAATTTGTCGACTTTTGTAACTAAGTATAGTGACAAGGTTAAAGAGTTTAAAGTAACCACACGAGATAACAGTAATTGGCTGATTGAGATGATTGAAAGTATTAAGCAAGCTCAAGGTGAAAATGATATTGTGATTGTAGATTATTTGAAAGAGCTTATTTTAAGTTTTAATGCATTAAAAATTAGTTACAAACTTGTATATCCTCTTACAATATCAAATGAGGAATATTTGACAAATAAAGAAGAATGTGATGTGTTTAAGGAACTTGCTAATGATGATAATTCTATAATAGTAGAGGATGTTACTAAATTTGAGGTTTATCTAGCTAATGACTTTGATTGGATTAATATAGTTAAAGAGGACAATAAGTTAAATGATGGAAAATTGGTCACATCCGATGAGAAGCAACTTAGTAGTAAAGATAATACATTCCATCAAAACTTAACATTACAAGAATTAATTGATGATAATACAATTATAACAGAAGCTGATGTGAGAGAATTAAAGTCACTTACAAATAAATTTAAGGTTGCTATGATGTTGCAGGCTAAATCAAGATTAAATACGGTTTTAAGCTTGTGTTCAACATTGGATAAGTTATATGCTGAATTAGTAAAAAGAGTAGACCTTAGTGTTACAACGACTGATACAGCTAGTTTAATGTATACAGCTGATTATATATCAAAGGCTTTAAATGATACAAATCAATTTATAATGTCCTTAATAACCAGTGAAAAACTACAAAATTTTTTCATTATTGATAATAGTAATGTTATCATAAGTGATGATAGGGTGGATATAGATAAAAGAGAAAAAATAAGAAAAGCTGCCGAGATTGTAATGGATAACATAGATTATTTTGCTCAAGGTCAGTATGATAATATAAAAGACCCTAATAATATCGAGGTTGAAGGGGAAGTAAGTGAGGTAATAGATAATGCCAAAGATGGAACCAAGTCAGTTTGATTGTGATAATATGGAAGTTCGGAGATGTAGTATTTGTTAGAAATGTTAGTAGAATTTATAAATTTATTAGAAAATGGTTTATGAAGGATAAATCTAAAATAAAAGTTAGGCGTAATTGGGTTCAGCCAATCCAATATGATGAGTATTATCAAGAGGATTGTACTTTAATATATGCATATGAAGTTGCTTGTATTCAAAAGTATGAAAATGTTTTAGGTAATATTAGTAGAGATATAAATGCTTCAAAATATAAAACAATTAACTTACCATTAATTCAAGTAGGACTATATAATACTCAAATAGTTATTAATAAACATTTAACATTAACAGTACCTACATACTATTTCCACAAAGCTATAGATAATAATACAGAGAAGTTGCGACAGATAGAAGATGGCAGAAAAGTACAAGATGCTATAAAATATCAAAAATATAGGGGGAGCTATTTTTCTAAACGAGCCAAGGATTATGGTATTACATCGTGGTCACCTGTATATTGTTCTATATGTGGAGAGCCTGTTGAGTTTGAGTTTTTAGATAATAAAGTTATAATACATAATCATTGTAAATGTGGTACTTTGGATTTTCCTTTAGAGGATATTTCATATGATGAATTTTCATTGTGGTATACAAATCAGGTGACTAACCATAAATCTGTAAGAGATTACTATGCTAGTATATGGTTTGAGGAGAGGGATAAACTTGACAAGTAAGGATTTAGAAAATAGGTTTAAGGAATTACAAAAAGATGGTAAATTATGTTGTACAGAAAATGAGTTTAATGATTTCATTGGATATGGGTTATTGCTTAGTACAGGTAACTCATATGTGAGTAGGTATGGAAATAAATTAGATGTGCAAGTGTTGAAACAAAAAGAATTAAGATTAAATATAAATTTATCTTATTTTGTTCAAAATAGTAAAGATTTGTTATTAAATAGTAATACTAATAAACTGTATTGTATGTCGAGTAGTACTTTACAAAAGTATAAGGATATGGGATATATAATAGAAGTTAAGGGTAAACAATATTATAGACTTTTTGCAAATGAATTATGGTTAGTGTATATAATAAAGTAATTTTATTTACATTTTTTAAATTTACTGTTGACTTTTTAAAAATAATTTTATATAATGTGTAGCAGAGAGGTAGATTATGAATGAAGAACAAATCAATACAATGTGGGAAGAGTTTAAGTCTTTGTTAATTAGTACTAATAGAGAAAATATGGAAAGTTTTATATCTTGGTTAGATACTACAGACTTTAAATACGCTCCAGCGAGTACACAATATCACGGAGCATATAGAGGTGGATTGTTACAACATTCATTAAATGTTTATCATTGTCTAGGAGATTTTAAAACTTGGATAGATTTTATGGAAATCCCACAAGATACATTAATTATTACAGCATTATTACACGATATATGTAAGATAGATAGTTATGTTGAGAGTACGAGAAATGTAAAAGATGAAACAGGTCAATGGGTAACCGTACCATATTTTCAATATGATGAACTATTGCCTTGGGGACACGGACAAAAAAGTGTAATACTCATATTACAACACGGAATATATTTAAATAATACAGAAATTAGTATGATAGTAAATCATATGGGATATACTGAAAATGATGACCCAAGAAGGGTTGGTAAATTATTTAGAGTGTGTCCACAGAGTAATTTATTGCATCAAGCAGATGTAGAAGCTACAACTATGTTTGAGAGTTATGACGGACCTAAAAGATTTATAGAGAAAATAAAGTCTGGTGGAAAAAATTTGACTGAATGTATGAAATTAGCTAGTAAACCAAAAACTATAGTAATAGATAATATGGAATATGAGTTAGCAAAAGATGATGAAGTTGTAGATGATATAAATGTAATAGAGTTATTACATAATGGTCAGAAAGTAAAGGTATATGCACCTTATTCTGATGGATTACCATTTTAAGGGGAGTAATGATATGGAAGAACAAGAAAATAATATTTTATTTCATATAACACTAGACCAAGCTGAAACAATAGCAAAACATTTTGGTAGAGACATCAATGATTTAGAAGAATATGAAATATGTGAATTATTAGATAAAATTATAGATGAGGAATTATAGTAATGTAAAATATTACTATATATGCCACTTTAGCTCAGTTGGTAGTAGCGACGCACTTGTAATGCGTAGGTCGTCTGTTCAAATCAGACAAGTGGCTCCAAAAATCATAGTCAACATTCAGAGGTTGGTCGCTTCGGTTTATCCGTATATAGTAAACCCCAGACTGTGTACTGAACTATAGCAGTAAAAGCGACATCAATATATAGCGGAGGTGGTGCAATGGTAGCACGATAGGTTCATACCCTATAGACGAGGTTCGACCCCTACGTCCGCAACCATTGGGAATAATTACCTAGCAACATTTGCTAGAAGTCGACTGACCCAAACCAAGTGGCTGATATACCTACTGTACACGTATATCCATTAACTTTGCTTGGAATAGCAAAGGCTTATATAAGTTTGGCTCTTTTGTAGTGAGAGAGTGCGGAGTAAGGTGGTACCATAACTTATTCTACGAGGGCTGATAAGTATATAAACAGCCTTAGGTAGTTTGATATAAATGCGGATATGTTGTGTTTATATTAGATTATGCGAAAGCTTTTTGTTTAGCGATTTGGTTTTAGATAGTTTAAACTCAAAGGCAGAGTTTAGTTTTATGTAGTATAGTTTTCTATGTACTCCGAACAATGAAAACTCGCTTTTTTATTTATGAGGTGTTTGGTGGATGGAAGTGTGGCGTGATTTAATATATCAGGGTAACGATTATGGATATAGGTTTGAAGTATCTACAAATGGAAAATTAAGGAATAAAATTACAGGTACGGTATATAAATTGAATATTATCGGTGATGGGTATTTTGGCTCAGTAGTATCTCTTGGTGCTGGTAAGGGCAAAAAGAGTATAAAGATACATAGGGCTGTAGCTGAGACATTTATAAGTAACCCCGATAATAAACCACAAGTAAATCATATAGATGGTAATAAGTCACATAATTATGTTGCTAATTTAGAGTGGGTTACAAATAAAGAAAATTCAATACACGCAATTAGGATGGGATTACGTTCCTCGGAAAGTACTAGAGGTATGTGTAATATAAATGCGAAATTAACAAATGACGATGTTAGATATATTAGAAAGGTTTATGTGCCTAGACATAAAGAGTATGGTGTTAGAGCTTTATCTCGTAAGTTCGGTGTAAGTCATTTTATTATATCAAAGATAGTAAATAATATGCGATGGAGACATATAAAATAAATATATGGCTGTGTAGACAAACTGGTTAAAGTCACTTGCCTTTCACGCAAGAACTTGGGGGTTCAAGTCCCCCCACAGTCACCAGATTTATATATAGGAGGTATATGATAATGGTTTTATCAGGAGAGGATAAAGATTTAAAATTAGTTGTAGTAAATTGTGATTGTGGTTGTGATGAAGAGATACATATTAAAAAATATGTTGATGATGTATCATCAGATTACTATATTACTATAAGTGAAAGTAAATTTTATTCAAAACAAGGTGGTATATTACGTAGAATAAAAAACAGGATGAAATGTGTATGGAAAGCTATTAGAGGTAAAGAATATTTATTATGTGACATAAATATTACGGAAAAACATATAGATGATTTAATTAAAGCTTTAGAGGAAATTAAAAAATGAAAAATGTAGATATGATTTTTATACATCTAGGTCATCCAAAATTTAATTTAAATTTATTTCAAAATATATCTAATGATAGAGAATGGGTTAAACCGAGAGGTGGTTTATGGGCATCACCACTAAATGCAAAATTTGGTTGGAAAGATTGGATAACAACTAATAATTTTGAGTTAGATAAATATAATCAAGATAGTTTTATATTTAAGTTATCTGATAGTGCTAAGATATTGTACATAGATACTGCTGATAAACTAGATGATTTGCCAAAAGGTACTAATATAATAGGTGATATGTTGCACAGTTGGATTGTATTGGATTTTGAAAAGTTGGCTGAAGAATATGATGCTATGCTTGTATTAATTAGTAATGATTTTAAATTATATTGGGATTTATATGGTTGGGATTGTGATACTTTATTGGTATTTAATCCAGATGTAATAGAGGAGGTAGATTAATGAATATTTATTTTGACACAGAGTTTACCCGGTTTATATAAGGATGCAAAATTGATAAGTATCGGGCTAATAAGTGATGATGGTAGAGAGTTTTATGCAGAATTTACAGATATAGATGTTAATTCACAAGATGATTGGATAAAACAAAATGTTTTAGTAAATACTGCATATTATGGGAATAAAGATATAAAGGGTATAACTGATAGCAATAATTATTATATTGGTGATAAGACTATAATACAAAAATATCTGAAGGAGTGGTTGTTGCAGTTTGGTGATATTCAACTAATATCAGATGTGTGTCATTATGATATGGTTTTATTTATAGATATATTTGGAAGTGCATTTGATTTACCAGAAAATGTGTGTGCAAGTTGTCACGATATAAATCAAGATATAGCAGCATATTATATGATAGATGAGAAGACGGCATTTGATTTTAATAGGGAACAGATTATCGAAGATAATGAAATTTTTGTTGAAGGTGAAAAACATAATGCATTATATGATGCAAAGGTAATAAAAGAATTATATGTTAATATTTTGCAAAAATGCATCTAATTTTTATAGTTACATCTATAAAAATATAGGTGTATTTTTATGCCTGAATTAAATACATTTGTTTGGTTAAAATGGCTAAAATACAGTTATAGCAAGGGTTTGTCAAAAATTAAAATTTGACAAATTTGGAAAAGTGTGGTATAATATATATAGAGAGTATCTCTCAAATAATATAATGAAAGGAGAAATTTTATGGAAAAGTATAGACCACAATACCGAGTTAGGGTTGAAAATAATTATGGCGGTAAACAGGCTATTATGTTAGAGGTATATGATGAAGAGTATGATTGTTTTGGAATGATGAAAGCATATCCTGTTGAGAATTTTGCTAAAAATGATAAGCTTGCACAAATGTTACTTAATAACTTACATAATATATTTGCTGATAAAAATGCCAAAGTTAAAATAGAAACTGTAAATGTGGATGAATAATCTTCCACATCTATAGTATAAGGAGGTGAGTTTAAATGTCTGATGTATCACTAGAAACAAAAATTCTTAAATCATTTCAGAAATATGAAGGTGTGAGTGATAACAATTATATTGTATGTATAGGAGATGATTGGGGAGATGATAATATATATGAGTGTACAGTGGAAGAGCAAAAAGAAAATGGAAAAGTATATTTAGTGACTTGCTCTAAATCAGGTATAGTTAAAGATACGTGCCAATTATAAATTTTAGACAAATTAAAGATGTAGATAAAAAATTTCTACATCTTTTTTTAATTTTTTGTTCAAATTTGAATTCAATTTGAGGTATATTATTATAGAGATACAAATTCATTTATGGGTAAACGGAGGTAATAATGAATATTGAAGAGTTAGAAGGTCAGATTGCTTACTATGCAACAAAATATTATTTAGGTGAGCCTGAAATTACTGATGCTCAATTTGATAGTTTAGTGGACCAATTGAGAGTATTAAATCCTAAGTCTAAAGTTTTAAATACTGGTTGGGGATTTGATGTTGTTGATGATAAAGTGAAACACAAATATTCACATATAGGTAGTTTGGATAAAGCTAAAACATATGATGAAATACCTGATAGATTTAAGGATAAAACTATATATATTTCTCCAAAATTAGATGGGTTATCAGCTGTAGCTTATTACAAAAATGGTAAATTGGTGAAGGGTGTAACGAGAGGTAATGGTGAATATGGTAAAGACATCACATTAAAATTATATAAAATTTTGGGTGATAAAATTAATGATATTAATTTTACAGGTGCTGTTAGGGGTGAGCTTATAATAAGTAATAATAATTGGGCTAAGTTACAACAAAAATATGATAATTTGATTGCACCTAGAAATTTTGTAGCTGGTATAATTAATCGTAAAGAAATTGATGAAGATATAAATTTTGTTGATTTAGTTGTGTATAAAATTGTAGGACAGGAAAATAGACCAATGTTCTCTGATAGGCAACAAGTTATATTTTGGCTTAATAGTAATTTTAAACACTCTATTCCTGAATATTATTATCCAGTATTGAATGAAGCCTCGTGGTCTATGTATCACGATATTACATTTGAGCAATTTAAACAAATGGGATATGGTTTAGATGGTTTAGTATTAACTGACCCAATAGTTCAATATAATAGTCAGACAATGGGATATGTATATAATGAAGAGGCGTTTAAATTTCCTGCTGAAACAACTACAACAACTATAAAAGAAATACAGTGGGAACTCTCTAGAACACAACGATTAATTCCTGTTGCAGTAGTAGAGCCTGTTGAATTAAGTGGTGCAATAGTAGAAAGAGCGACTTGTAATAATGCTCAATGGGTAAAAGAGATGCAATTAGGGGCTGAGGCAGAAGTGGAGATAACAAGGTCTAATGAAGTTATACCACAAATTTTAACTGTGTTACAGCCATCATCAGAGCCATTACCTGAGAGATGTCCAATATGTGACAGTGAGTTAATTTGGGATGGTGTAGATTTAAAATGTAATAATAGTTTATGTCAAAACATAAAGTTGAGTGATTTACAACAATGGTGTGAAAGTGTGGGAGAAACAGATGGATTACAATTTACAATTATGAAGCAATATTTAGATAAGTATGGTATAGTAGATATAGTTGATTTATATAATAAGCAACAATTAGTATTGGATGATTTATATAGTAAGAAATTAACTATAACTGAAACAAAAATACTGGAGTTCTTTAACAAATTATATTTGGATGCTGTACCAATTGAAAAAGCTTTAATAGGATTGAATATACCTCGTTTAGGTGAAAAGACAGCTAAGCTGTTAAGTAGTAGAAAGGATTTAATAGATAGTTTAGTTAAAATGGCTACACAGTCAATTTATACAGAAGTATATGATTGGATATATACACAGTTGGTTAGTATTGTTAAGGAGGCTACAACAATATCAATATGTAATAATTTAAGTAAATTTAGAACATTAAGATACTTATATGATAGTTATTTTGAAAAATCAAGGTTAATTTATCAAGATGTTAAATCAAATGTAAAATATGTTGCTGTCACAGGCTCATTAAATACAATGAAACGAAAAGATTTTGAAAAATTTATATCGGAGTATGGATATGAATTAAACAGTAATTTAAAAAAATGTGAATATCTGATTACAAATAATCCGGATAGTGGTTCTACTAAAAATAAACAAGCAAGAGATATTGGTATAAAAATTATTACGGAAGAAGAATTTTTAAATTCTCTACAAAAATTAAACTGAATTTGAGGTATAATATAATAGGAGTGTGTTGATATGATATTTAGAGATTATTACTATGATATGAAATATCGGAAGAATAGTAGCATCAGCACTTAGGAAGGGGTCTAAATTATATATAGGTAAAACACATTCGGATTGTTTTAAACAAGAGGCAATGGGAGTGTTACGAGGTGCAGAACAAGGTTTTATTACAGAGACATATACATTTGTTGATAGAAAATTAGCTTTAAAGATAGCTAAACACTATAATCAAATAAAACACAAACACCCACCAAAGGATGAATTACTAAGTGAAGATTTAAATTAATTATAGGAGGTATATAAAATGTTTGATTTAATGGTTACAAAATGTGTATCACCAAAATCAGTTAGTTGGGAGGGACCAACTACAATGTTAATGGATATAGGAGATGATGAGGGTCCACAGATGTACAATTTGTTGAAAGGTGCTGAAGATTTTATACATACACAAATAGGTGTAAAACCAGCAACAAGTAAAGAGTTGTTTAAAAAATCTAAAGAATTGTGGAAACAATTAAGAGACATACAATTAAGTGAAGCAAAAGACCAAGTGTCAGAAGTTTTACAATTTTATCTAGAAAAACCAACATTATTGTATTTAGTAAATGACCATAAAGATATAGTTGATATGATACAATTTAAAAGTATTGAGGAGATGGAAGAATTTAAAGTTCAACATCAAAATTATATATTAGAAATTACAACGGTAAACAATACAAAAAAATTTTTCACGGACGGCAAAAATGGTTTAGTTAAGTTAATTTGTTATGACAAAGAAATAGATGTAGCAACAGCAGAATATACACCAGTTGTAATACTGGAATTGAATAATAAAAAATCAAAATATGAGGTATATAGTGGTATATTAATTTATAAAGATTTTACATTTATTCCGTCAATTAGTTATGATGTTTCGGATAAAAGTTTGGGGTCATTTATACAATATTTTGATATGGCAAGTTATTTGAAGTATGCAACAGATAGAGCTGAAGATTTGTATAAATCATATAAATTGTTCCAAGAAAATCCAGTTGAAATAAGTGTTAGAGAGATGACCGGATTGTGTGGTAAAGTTGGTTATAAGTTAGAATTAGATGATGAAACAAAGTTGCATCCTATAGAAGCTTTATCAGATGAAGAAAATAATAGAAGAATACAAGAATTTTATAATACATTTAAGGATATATCAGGTGAAACAACTTATGAAATTTTACAACTTAGTGATTTAAGAAAGACATTTAGATATAATAAATTAACACTATTAGAAGTATTAGGAATATTATCTAAGGAATATTTAACATATGATGGTTCTAAAATAACAGCTGAAATTTTAGGGGACATTGTTTATAAATTAATGAATAATAAAAATGTAGATAAGTTGCAAGTAGAGGATGTTAAAAAGGATGTTAAAAATTAGGGGGTAATTGAATGGCGTTTTCAATGAAGGGTGTTACATCACTGAAAGAAAAACGCAAGGGTATGATTAGAGCATTATTTGCTATATTAAATAATGATGAAAGGTTAACTCCTGCTATATCAGATGCATTAAGAGCTTATTTAAATTATATGCTTAACACTATAGGAAATACTGTGTTAAAGAAAGAAAATTTTGAATTAGAGCTAGATAGATTATTGGCAGGTTCTTGTGATACGAGAGTAGCAATTTTAACTAAATATGAAATAGTCCAAAATGAGACTAAAATTATAAATAATATAAAGAAAGCAATTAGTTTAGGTGGATTAAGTCGTTTAAATTATGACAAGAAGTCAGAGTTTTTACGAGCTTTAAAATATAGTGAGAGGCAATTTAGGAGGTGATTTAGGTGGCAATGTTTGATAGAATACTAGATAATGTATTGAAAAGTGTTGGAACTTATCCAGCTGAGTATGAAAATAGTGTTATAAGTGAAATTGATATGTATATAGATAGTAGTAATTTACCAATTATGTATCAAAAATTACGATTAGATGAAACAAAGCTGCCTAAAAATCTAAAGACATTTTTTAAAAATGTTCCAAAATATTTGCAAGAGGATGAAAGTGTTATTATTTTTGTAAATGAATTTAAGACAAGTGGTTATATTAGTGCTATGTTTTATGAGAACATTTTAAATGATTGTTTAATTGCAGATAAGCACGTTCCAACAGTTTTGTATATAGATACCAATTTATTAATTGAATACTTTGGATATATGATGGATGCAAGTAAGGGTTTAAATGTTGGTGAACAACAGTTATTTTTACCTGATATTGTAAATAATCGTATATATACAGCAGATGTTGTTATATGGGATAAATTCGATTATAGCAAGGTTGCATATGCAAATCGTAAATTATATGAAATTTTGACAATACGTTATAATAGATGTTTAAAAAATGTGTTCTTTGTAAGGTCAGATACTAAAAAATTAATAGATAAATTTGGTTCAGATATGATTGATGTTATGAACTTGAATTATTTTGTTGATTTAAGTGGATATGAAAAAGAAGATTTTGTGTACAAAGGAGATAATAAATAATGATAGATAGAGATAGATTAGAAAAGTCTCTTCTATTAGGGATAGTAAGAGATAAAAATTGGGATGTATTGTTATTAAATAATATAACAAAGGATTGTTTTTCAGTTGCTAATTATGAATTATATGAATATATTAAGAAGTTTGCAAATGAGGGTAAGTATCCAGATATTAGAATAGTTTCAAATGTATTTGATATTTCAGAAGAAATGTTACGAGAGTATTTAATGATTGGCAATTTAAATGAATTATGTGATGTATTACATAATGAATATGTCAAAAATCAATTAGAATACAAGGTAGGACAGCTTAATGATTTTGTGAGTGAAATGGAGACTGACCCCGTTAAATATATAGATAGATTAAGTAGAGTTGTTGAAGATGTACGACAAATAAGTTATCATACTAAATCAGTTGATTTATTTGAGAATATTGAGGAAATATTAAAGATAGATAAATCAAATGTTATAAGTACAGGATTTAAAGAGTTGGATGATAAATTGATTGGGTTTAAACGAGGTGAAGAATTAGTTGTACTTGCTGGTAGAACTGGACAAGGAAAAACTTGGATGGGTTTAAAGTTTGCAATGTCAGCAGCATTTCAAGGTAATAAGGTTGGTCTATATTCTGGTGAAATGAGTACGCAACAATTACAAGAGAGAATGTTGTGTTGTGCAAAACCAACATATACATCAACACAAGAAGAAGCAATGAAAGTAATTAAAGAAAAAGATGCATTTGTAAGAGTAATAACACAAAAAGAATTAAGACGTAGGGCAAATGTATCAGATATAGAGGAATTTATAATAAGAGATAATTTAGATATGGTTGTAATAGACCAATTATCTTTAATGGAAGATAATACTAGCAAGCCACGGAACACCACTCAGACAACAATATGGTAATATATCAATGGATTTATTTTCATTAACGACAAAATATAATATTCCAATAGTTTTGTTAGTACAAGTAAATAGACAAGGTAATGAAAATAAAGGTGGTCCCCAACTAGAAAATATAGCAGAGAGTGATGCAGTAGCACAAAATGCAACAAGGGTAATAACTTTAAAAAAGGAAGGACCAATGCTTACATTAAATATTGTAAAAAATAGATATGGGGATGTAGGTACACAACAATATGATGTTGATTATGGTAAAAATAAATATAAAGCTGTTACAGATTACACTCAGACAGTTGCATCAAATAGACGAACTAGAGACATAAATCCATACAGAAGTGGCAGAACATTTTAGAGGTGAGTAATGTGGATATAGATGAAAATTTGATACGAGATATGCAGAGCTACTTACTGTTAAAAACAGGTATAAGATATTTTGGTAGGATTAAGTCTACTCCAAATGATATAATGGTGAGTTGTCCGTTTCATAAGGGTGGGCAAGAAAGAAAACCAAGTTGTGGAATAAAAAGATATGCAGATGAAAAAGGTAGTGCAGGAACTGTACATTGCTTTAGTTGTCGGTGTTACAACAGATTTGAGTGGTATGTTAAAAGATATTTTAGGTTCGCTTTATAATGAAGATGAAGTTGAAGCTAAGTTTAATTTACTATCAATGAGGGTGCAGAATATAGTACAAAATAAACCTAAGTCGTTGTTCACTTTACCTAAAAAGGTAGATATTGTAAACGAAGATTTACTGAAAAAATTTAGAGTATATCATCCATATTTAGCTCAGCGTGGTATAAGTGAAAATACAGCAAAATTGTATGATATTGGATTTGATGATATAAATAAACATATTACATTTCCAATTAAAAACATTAATAATAAGTGTATTGGAATTGGTAGAAGATATATTTTGAAAAAAGAATATTACTATCCACCACAAATGATAAAACCATTATATGGGTTGTATGAATTAGAATACCCTATAAGATTTTTATATGTTGTTGAAGGTCCATTTAATTTATGGAGTTTATCAGAATGGGGTAAAAAAGGAGTAGCTTTATTAGGTACAGGTACAGCTTATCAATATGACCAGTTAAGTAATGTTGTTTGTGATGGATATGTTTTAGCACTAGACCCAGATGATGCTGGCAGGAATGGTACAAAAAAGATAATAAAATATTTATTAAATAAAGATAAGTCTAGAATATATGTATTAGACTTACCAGATGGTCGAGATGTAAATGATTTATCACACCAAGAATTTAAGAATATTAATGTATTAACATATAAGGAGTGGCAATATAAATATAAATATTTTTAATGTATATAGTAAAAAATAGAATTAAAATGAGGTATATTATATTAGAGGGTATAAACTCTCTGTTAATATAAATTTAGTATTAGTCGCAAGTGCAAAATATCTCAAAAAGGAAAAATCTAAAATAGTTGCAAGCTGAGAATATATAGCACTGAAAACTAAAATTTAAAAAAAGAAAGGAGAGATTAGTTATGGCTATGCGATTAACAGATACTAAAAAAGACTTATCAGGAGGAGGTAGTTCATTCTTTAAGTTGCCAGAAGGTCAATCAACAAATGTAAGATTTTTATATACAACTGTTGATGACATCATTGCAGAAGGAATGGTGGCACACGTTATACAACCAAGTGAAAGTGGACAAGCATATTCAACAACAGTATTATGCAACAAAGATAGTGATGATGACCCTGATGAAAAATGTAAGTGGTGTGCTTCAGGAAATAAACAAGTAGGTAGATATCCATTAGTGTTATTTAATGAGGATGCACAACAAGTTCAATATTGGTTAAAATCTAAACAATATGTTGATGGACTTTTAGCACAGTTAAGTGCAATAATACCACAAGGTCAACCAATATCAGGACAAATATTTCAAATGATTAGAACAGGTAAGGGAACTCAGACACAGTATAATATAATACCAAAGGGAACAAACGACGGTAAGATTGCTAGTCAATTTGGTGAAATTAAAGCACCAGAGGAAAGAAATTTAATAAGACCAGCAGATTATGATTTTCCAGTTATAGCAAATGGTGGAGCAAACTTTCAACACTCTGGAAATTATAATCAAGGTAATAATTTTAATGGAAATTTCCAAAGTACAAGAAGAACAACTGATGTATTTTAATGAGGAGGTATTATAAATGGCTTTATTTGATTTACCAAGTGACAAATCAAAAAAACAAAGTAGTAAATCGGGTAGTCAAATAAAACTTAAAAAAGGTGATACTGTACAATCATTAATAGAAACAGCTAAAAAATTAGTTGATGAAAAATTAGGTAATTATAAGAAAATGAGCAGGTGTGTCACCAATGTTGAAGATTTGCAGTCTTTCTTTGATGAGACACCTGAAAATGCATATATGGCAATAGATACGGAAACAACTGGGTTGAATACGTTTACAGATACATTGGTAGGTGTTTGTTTATGTAATCGGAAAACAAGCCATATATGTACCATTAAATCATAAATCATATGTAGATGGTATAATATTACCTGATTGGATACAGATGTCATCAATTAAGTTTAAAGAACTATTTGAAAAAATATTAGATACAAGAACATTTAAATATATATATCATAATGCTAAATTCGACCTTAGTGTGATGAGGACATTTATGGGGAGACCAATGCCAGACCCATATTGGGACACTATGCTTGCCTCACAGCTATTATGGCAAGATGAAGAACACTCTTTGAAATTTCAATACAATAAATATGTAGCAGTAGAAGATGAAGGAGTAAATAGATTTGACAATTTATTTCACGGTATAACATTTGATTATGTTCCGTTAGAAACAGCTACAGTATATGGTGCAAAAGATGCTTTTATGACATTGGCATTATTTGAGTACCAATATAAAAAGCTAAATGAACCTGAGTTTGAGGGTGTTAAGTATGTAATGGAAAATATAGAAATGCCATTACTACCAATATTAGAGGATATGCAGCGTACTGGTGTTAATTTGAATATGGCAATGTGTGATGAGTTTAAAGAAAAATATTCAATAAGATTAGCAGAAGCTGAAAAGAAAGTATATGCAGAAATAAATAAATATAAAGAGCAAATAGATGAATATAGAATAAAACATTTTAATAAAAAATTAGATGACCCGATATTATTAACTAGTCCATCTCAATTAAGTATTTTATTTTATGATATTATAGGATATAAATTAAAAAAAGGTGGAAGAGGTACTGGTAGAGCTGAATTACAAGAAATAAATACAGACTTAACTAAAGCTTTACTAGAGTTTAGAGCGATGCAAAAATTGATAGATGCATTTATAGTCGCACTACCTGATAGAGTTGATAAGGGATTTGATAATAAGATACACACTAGCTTAAATCAGTATGGTGCTGCAACTGGCAGATTTTCGAGCTCAGACCCTAATCTACAACAAATTCCTAGTAGAGGTGAGGGTAAAGAGCTAAGAAGATTATTTGGTGCAACACCACGGTTATATATTGATGAGTTCCGATTTCAGTCAACAGGAACCAAGATGTTTAGCAAGTTTAGCTGATGATGCAAAAATGCAGGAAGCATATGCAACAGGTAAAGATTTATATGCAACAATGGCATCAGAAATATATAAAATGCCATATGCTGATTGTATGGAATTTTATTTAGATGAAAATGGTAAGAAAACAGATAAGACAAATCCGGAAGGGAAGAAAAGAAGAAGTGCAACTAAATCAATATTATTGGGTATAATGTACCGGAAGAGGTGTAGCATCAGTTGCAGAACAAATACATAGTACAACTGAAGAAGCACAGAAGATTATAGATGATTTTTATATATCATATCCAACAATTAAAAATTTTACAGAGCTGGTACAAAATAATGCTAAAAGAGATGGATTTACAACAACAGCTTGGGGTCGTAGAAGATATTTACAACACATTCAAGACCAACCATATAGTTATAGATATAACGATAAAAGGAAGGTTGACTTTAATCCATTATTTACAGCAAAAAGTGTTATAAATAAAAAAGTACCACAAGATATAATAGATATGTATAATGCACAATTAGAAAAAGCTAATTTTAATAAACAGAAGAAAATTATTGAGCAAGCTGAAAAAGATGGTATAACTATTTTAAATAATAAGAGTTTTATTGCTGAAGCATTAAGACAGTGTTTAAATAGTGTTATACAAGGAAGTTCAGCAGATATGTCAAAACGTGCTATGATAATGATAGGACAAAATGAGGAATTAAAAAAATTAGGATTTAGGATGCTATTTCCTGTACACGATGAGATAATAGCAGAATGTCCATTTGAAAATCGTAAAAGATGTGCTGAGCTAATGTCAAAATTAATGATACAATCAGGTGCAGACAAGATAAAAGTTCAAATGAAATGCGATGTAGAGTGTTTCTTTGTATGGTATGGGGATGATGTATCAACTGAGGATAATGAAATAACAGCAATGCAGTATAAAGATTATATGGAGACAGGTAAGTATTATGGTGAAGATTACTATAAAGAAAAATTAAAACAGGAGGCATAAATTAGTTATGGAGTATGCACCTATTAAGGTTAAATATAAATGGAGTAATGGTGATAAGTACGGTGACTTAGTATGTGAAGTGACTGAGTTTATGGATAAATATATTTTAGATAGTAAGAGTAATTATACATTTTATAAAACATATTTATATAACGATATAGGTGTATATTCTTCTAACAAATTATTGCAGATAGCTTTCAGAGTACCACGGAGCAACTAGAGGTTCTATACAACTTGAAAGATTAGATAGTCATAAATTTAAAATAGTTGGTTTCGGATTTAATACTGATGTATGTTTTGGTGAATTTGCTTGTTATAAAGAAGAACTAAAGAGTAATATAGATGTGTATATTGGTAGAATTTTGGATTTTTCAGATGTTAATTTATTAAATAATTATGCTGAATTTACATATTTTTGAGGATAAGGTGATGGTATGAGCTATAAGAATGTACAACATTATAGGCATACTGTTCATAGATATTTGGATGCTATTTGGGGTATAGGTTGTCATAGAGGTAAAGCTAGAACATCTATGTATAATGTGTTGGCAAATAGAATGGGATTAGAACCTGAAGAAACACACGTTAAATATTTTACAAGAGCTCAATGTAGGCAAGCTATAAAAATATTAAGACCAATGTATATACAGTTATATGGTAAGGATTTAGATTATAAAGGGAGGAATTAAGGATGTATTATAGCAAAAAGTCATTTAAAATATCCGTGTTTTATAGTATAGAATTAAATGATATACCATCTGATGTGTCAGATATATGGGAAATAACTGTATACTGTAGAAATAGAAATGTTGATAGTACAGGTATAATTGCTGATTATGAAAGTATAGAACTATTTTTACAGGATAGATTAGGTGCATATAATAAATTAAATGATTTAGTATGCAATCCAACAGAAGAGGTTATGGCTAATTGGATATGTGAACAGATAGTGCCTTGCTATAAAGTTGATATAAAATCGATGGATGGAAAAATAGTTACATATGAAGAAGATAAAATTTAAAAAATGAGGTATATTATATTGGAGGGAATTAAAATGATAGAAAATAATGAAAATCAAACAATTAATTTAGGAAATAACGTGGGAGGTGCTACACCACCTGTATTTGGTAATACACAAGTTGTACCACCTACACAAACACCTTTTACTGTTGGAGGTACACAGGCTGTGCAATCACCTGTTATACCAACACAATCAAGTGTAACAACTACGGTAACTGCAACAAACACTGAAGCTACAGTAATTCAGATGCCACAACAAGGTGTCAGTGTTACTCAAAATATGCACAGTGAAGTTGTTGATGTTGAGCCTGAGCAGATTACTATAGCAAATCAACCAATTTTAATTGATGGTGAGGTAACATTACCTACAGTAGTATTGAAGGAATTGATTAATATAGCAAGAAAAGTTGGAGTTGCAAATAATACACAACCTCGCTCTGAGGTGCTTAATATTCTATTTAATGAAAATGGAATTATTCTAAGAGCTACTAGTGGCAACGAAGATATTGAAATAATAGATAAGAGATATATTTTTAAAAATCCAGTAGAAATGTCATTAGATATAAAAATGGTTGGTAGTTTTATTAATTCTGTATCAACAAATAATGTAACATTATCTTATGATAATGTAAATAATATATTAACTATTGTTACAGATGGAGATAATGGTAGTGGTACATTCAAATTTCCACAAAAGATTGATTTAAGTACACAACAACCAATAGTAAATGAATTAACGTTTAGTATGGCTTATGCAGATATGCATCCGGTTAATTATGAGGATTTTTTACAAACATTAAGTGTAAGTAAAACAGTTAGAAATTTTGCGAATAAGTTAGGTATGGTTGCATTAGAAGGAACTTATTTTAGTGACATTATAGCTTCATCAGATAGGGTTTTAATGTTAATGCAAGATAATAAGTTAGGTTTAGGTGATAAAGAGTTCTTCTTAAAATCAAAATTCTGTGATTTAGTTGCAACATTACCATTTGATTTAACTAAGTTTAGAATAGGATTTATTAGCAATCCTGCTACTAATGTTGTTGGAGGTATAATTTGTTCTGATGAGAGGATAACATTATGTGGTAGTGCAGATGTTCCTATAGACTTTCCTATAGATTTATGTAGAAATTATTGGAAATCTGAAGGATTTGCAAATACAGTAAAAGTAGATAGAAAGGTCTTGGTAGATACATTAAATCCTGTAATTCAGTTTATAAATCCTTTAAGAG